ATGACATTCAACCTATGCCACGAGTGCGCTACCGCAATCGTCAACGACGACTACTCAAGTTATGACGTTGACGAGGAACGCATACGTCAGTTCTTGGACTCACTGGATAGCTACCTATGTGTGGAGACCGAAGAGTCAGAGCAGGGCAACGGCGGGTACTGGGATTGCGACGCATGCGAACAAGTGCAGATCGGCCCCGGTCACAACGCAACGGAATGTGACTGACATGGACTTGTTCATAGCAGCGTTTGTACTTGCCTATCCCCTAGCCCTAATGGGCACATTGGGGGTTGAGAGTTTCTTGCGGGCAATCGATATCCACTGGCATATCAGTGACTACATGGAATAGGCAGGATGGACAACGGGATTTTTCACGGCCCGTTGTCCGTCTGGTGTATTTCACCAACACACGGAAGGGACAAGACACATGCCAAGCGTACCGAGAGAGATAACCAAGAAGTATGGAGTCTATTTCAGCTACTGGGGTAGCGATGAAACATTTCCAGTAACGGATTGGCAAGAAGACGTTTCCAATGACGACACCAGGCTTGGCTACTGGGATTGGGTAGCGGAGAAAATGCAAGGTTGAACCCATTGCGTCGCACCTAACTCGTTTAGGTGCGTGCGTTGTGTGCTCAATGCATGCAAATACACGGAAGGGATAAGGAAATGGACATCATTATTTGGACGGATGACGCGAGTGTCAACGCCAAGGAGATAAACCAGGGTCTAACCAAGTACTGGGCGCGCTCAGTGCGCATCTACTTTAGGCCATCTGGTGAGCTACTGGACGAATACATCTTTACCGCTGGTGACGACGAGGATTAGTGAACCCATTGCGTGACTCACAGAAGCAATTCTGTGGGTTGCGTTGTGTGCTCACGACACACAATCCACACACGGAAGGGATTAGAAATGGAGTTCACCGAAGTTTCCAATGAAGATGGTGTTGCCACGATCGTCATTAACGATCGGGGCGTAAGCGGTAAAGCCACGGTTTCGCTTTACGTTCATGTGCCCAGATATGACAACGACAACGAGTTTGTGACCCCTGCGGTTCACATTCGATTCCAGGGACGTGTAACGATCAACAACAAGGACTACGACGCATGGCGGTGTAGTGCAGATTATGCGCCTGGACGCTGGGGTGATGCTGAACGCAAGGTATTGACCGACAAGGGGTTTAAGAAAGTCCTCTACTCACCTAGTGCAGGTGGAACATTCCGCGAGCTCACAGATAGCGCGCGGAAGAAGCTAGAACAGCTCGCAGCCGTTGTAGCTGACAAGTACCTAACGACCGAAGCGTCTAAGGCGGCGATCGTTCGATCCGCTCAACACAAGGTGGTGGACGCCATCACCGAGAAAGAAAAGGCTGAGGCTGAGGTACTTGAGCGCATTGCCGAACTAGACAGCGCGCGTATATATCTCGCACAAATGGAACAACTCTAAGCGTATTGCTCGCTTCAGTCGGGCACGGTCTAACCGTGTCCGGTTGTGGCAATCAATCACGAGATTGTCTACACACGGAAGGGATACGCATGTCGAAGAATCGGAAGTCTGACAGCCTCTCAGTCGATGAGATGGCCGACCGGCTCTTTTCAATCTGGCAGAGCGCGGCACCGTGGCAGCACGATGCGGGTACTAAGTGGTATGACGCTGCACGGCAGTGGGTTATTGAGGCTGCCGAACGTCACAACGTAAGCAATGAAGTGGTGGCCGGTGTTATCGCGGCCTACTCACCACAAACCCGATGGGTGGACAACCTGCGGGATGCTGAGTACCACCTAGCAGGTTCTCCCCTGCGCTCTGGCGTGATGGGGGCGAACGTTCGTCGCGCGGCTGCCGTTATTGAGCATGGATTAGAGGGACTAGGCAACGGGCCTAAGGTTAAAGCGTTCGCGCACAACATCCTTGGAGATACTGACGCTGTCACAGTAGATGTATGGGCAGCACGTGCAGCGTTCGGAACCATGGACAAAGCCATTGCCGCACAAACGATTGCGTGGGTTGGCGCCTATGACAAGGTGGCTGACGCATACCGCAAGGCAGCTGCCGCTGCTGGTGTTCCTGCCTCGGTAATGCAGGCAACCGTATGGGTAGCCATTAGAGGCAAAGCCGAATAGTTCTAGATAGGCAAAGTGGGTCACGGGTATTCCCGTGGCCCGCTTGGTGTATCTAGCACCAAAACACATCCTGACCAGCATCAATTGGGTAAGTGGTCGGATGGTTTCACCACACGGAAGGGATACCAAAATGTCAACACGTTCAATCCTCATGATTGCCACCGATACCGGAGACGCTGGTGTCTACGTACACAGTGATGGCTACCCGGACGGGGACTATGGCCGCTTGGCTGTATACAGCAAGATCATCGAACGCGATGGGGTGGATAAGTTCCGCGCCACTATCCTGGCCGGTGCCGAATTCGGCGGCTGGTCATCGATTTTCGGAGAAGACAACCCGAACAACCACCTTGGCACTGACCGGGCTAAGTCTGTACCAGGTTACGGCGTGCGCTATCTCGACGCCGATAGCTACTTGATTCGCCCTGGCGATGATCTGTACGACTCTGGCGCTGAGTATATCTACCACGTTGCCAAGGACGGCACCATCACGTGGGCCGAGGTCAACAGCCGCGCATACAGCGCACTCACATGGAACCGATTCTCAGCCTGAATAGGCAAGGTGCGCAGCGGGTCAACCCGTTGTGCGCCTGGTGTATTCAGCACCAACACACACGGAAGGGATACTAATGGACGACAACAAGCGCGCCAAGATCACTGAGAAAGTGGCCAAGCTGCTCCGTCAGGCTGAGGATGTCGCGGGTACGCCCGAAGAGGGTGTGTTTCAAGCTCGCGCGTTCGAGATTGTGGCCAAGTACGGGCTAGACATGGCTCAAATCCACGCGCGCAAAGAAGGTTTGGATATCTCAGACCTACCAGGCGCGGTCGAATGGTCACTATTCGTGCGTGGCAAGTACCAGTCAGCACAAGCCTTGTTGCTACATGGCATGGCTCGTGCCCTGCATTGCCGCACCGTCTACTCAAACAGTGGCGGTACCTACCACGTCTGGGTGTACGGCGTGCCTCACCATATCGAGCGTCTCCAGTTCCTATGGGAGATGTTGCGACCGCAGATGGTTCGACTTGTTGAGGCTGTACGGCCATCGTCGGAGTACCAGCGTATTCACGAGCGGTACGACTGGGCCACTGACACTTTCACTACCAAGGTGGTGAAAGACGCTGGTCGGCTCAAGACCTACCGGCGTTCATGGCTTGCGGGTTATGCGCAGACCATTGAGTCGCGCATTTGTGAGCAGGAAACGATCGCCATCGAGTCAGTCGGTGGTGCTGCCATCGTGCTCTATCGGGGTGACGAACAGCGTGCCGAATTGGCAATGCAGGACGCTCACCCCCGCGCGCGGCAAGCCAAGACACGCACACGGTTTGACCGTGACGGCTACAGCCATGGTCAGCGTGACGGCAGTCAGGCTGAGTTTGCGCGAGCGATTGGCTGAGTCATGGATGCCGGATGGATTGTCGCCTGGATTGTCTGCGCGGCCATCTTCATAGCTCAATGCAAACCGTCTAAGTAGGGAAGGTGGGACGCGAAGGGGTACAAGCCTTTTCGTGTCCCGCCTGCTGTATTTAGACAGCACACACGGAAGGGATACCAATGACAACCATCACGGCACGACCACTGAATGTGATTGCGGACGAGATCAAAAGGGACTGGACTAAGCCCTATTTCGGCGCAGTCCCCTACCTGGACGCTATGGCAGCACTCGGCGACATCGACGAGCGCTATGGCTGTGACTCTGCTGAGTCCATCGTTCTGCACTTCCTGGCCAACTCTGGAACCTGGCGCGGTGAGGTAGCGCGGCGGATCAAGAGGGAGCTGAAAGACATTCTCGGCTGAATAGGGAGGGTGTGCGGCAGCTGCGCTGTCGTACGCCTGCTGTATTCAACGGCGATACACGGAAGGGATATCTAAATGCATACGTCTAGCATCCTCGGAACCGATGGAACCGGGGTTATGTGGCAGGGGCCTGGCAGGCTCAACCGAGCCGAGGCCTATAAAGAGGCCGAGCAGCACGCACTGTACTGGTTTGGCCGTAAGAGCGGTGATGTGTCGGTTGACGACGGCATAATTGTCCGCAACGGGGAGCATGTTGCAAACATCCTGGTAGAGAGGGTCTGAGATGGCTAAGACAACCAACGTTGTCCACCACAACGGGCAGACCTACACCCGAACGGGACGCCGATACTCACACCTGGTCATAGTCACGTCATCAGGGGCGCGACCCGTGATTCACTGGGCATCCACATTGGAGCTGGCAGAACGTAACGCCAGCCAGATTGCCGGGCGTCGTGACCGTGCTCGCAAGGGCACACTGCGCGGTGGGTGGGGAGTCGAATGGCACGCCGGTATCACCGACATCGATGTCGTGCCGGTTGAGCACGAATCTGAGTAGGCAGGATGGGACGCGAGTGTTCCTCGCGGCCCGTCTGGTGTGCTCAGCACCAACACGAGAAGGGATACAACATGGCACGAATCTGTTACCACACCAACGAGTCTTACTTCAGCCGCGACCACCAGGGTTACTCGGTTGCAAAGATCACCGAGAACGTGGCGGGGTATGAACCACTACCTGGCCACCACCGGCAGCTCAGTGACGCAGTGGCTATCGCTGACGGGCTGAACAAGGAGCAGGGCCTCACCCAGGATGACGTCTCGTACATTGTGGCCAGCTCAATGCGATTGGGCACGCTCTAGTGGACGCGCAACGGCTACGTTTAGCCAAGTTGTCCGACGAATACCGGACCACAATGGATGGTGAGGTACTCCACTCGTGGGCTAAGGATGTAGTCCGGCTGATCAGGGAGAGCGACGAGGGGTCGCAATGATTCTCGCGGCCATCCTCATTGCAGGAGGCGTATCACTCACTCCCCCAACAGTTCCCGACTGCGCACGATTCGACGTGTGCAAGTACCAGCCAGGATACAACGGGCCCCTCATGCCCACCTGGAATACTCCGGGCACGTATGGGGGCTGGACCACCAATCCAGTCTTGTGTGACCCGGTCACGTACCAGTGTCAGCAAGTAGTACCAGGAAACTAGAAAGGGGATCACATGGTTGAAGTATTGGCAGAAGATCAGCGCAGAGGGTGGCGACTCAAGCTTGCCGCAGTCCCACGGGTTGCCGATAGGGTACGGATTGAAGGTAAAGACGCGGAGGTGAAGAGTGTCGTTTGGATACCTCAGCCGTACGAGTTCGCTGCAGTAGTGCAGGTCAAACTGCCGGTAGAGGGCAGGATGCTGTGAGCACTGAGCAATACCGCATCATTCTAAAGATGGAGGACGGGTACAGCAATGAGGTAGTGGGAGAAGATCTTCCGCAGCTCATCACCACCACCAACGCGCTAGCAGCAGAACATGGTGGAGGGGATGCCCACGACTATCTCGACGAGAACGGATCCATCATCTACACCAACAACGGTCAGGCGACCGGACGGGCTGACGTAACGCCAGTCATCTAACACATCTGAATATGGAGGAGCCGCAGCGGGAGTAATTCCGTTGCGGCTCTGCTGTTTTCAGCGCAAGGGCATGGGACTCGCGAACCCGTGCCCTTTTTCTATGCCCATAGGAAGGGACTACATGTTATTGGAAGGCTGGACATCAACACCTGTTGAACACGAACGACTCACTCGCACCGAGGTAGTCGAGCATGAGCGCTATTGGTCCAAGATGGTCCTGAAGGCGCGCAACCTCCGCCGCAAATATGACCGCGCGGTATGGCTCAGTGACGCAAATCGGGCTGAGAGCCTCGCAGAGGCACTGAGATCACTTGGGCCCTCTATGTTGTACGCCCACGGTCGTTGGGAGCGCCACGGGCGCTGGAACCGCTACTACCAAGTGCGTGGCGGCGCTGTGCACACCACACTCACGTGCCGATGCATCAATGGGGACACAGTATTGAACCCGCTCCCCCAATTCGCCGGTCGGTCAAGGAAGTTCATCGCAGATCGGTACAAGCTGTGCCGCCACTGTGGAGATAGCAACACGGGTGACATCCCCAGCGACCGCGCATATCGGTCATTCAAGGTCTACCTACTGATGGCCTAAAACACGCCTTGCCCTGCATTAAGTGGGTCGGGTTTACGTTCTAAATACACGACGGAAGGGATACCCAAAATGTTCGACGAGGAAGAGATCGACTACGGCCCCGAATGGTGGGGTGACTACCTCCAGGAGTCAGGGAGGTTGGCTCAGTGAAGTGCTCAGTAAGTTACTGCTGGGAAAAGTCGGTTGCTAGGGAGATGTGCAGCCACCACTACAACCAGAACTATCCGAGGCGAGACACTCGACTCAACCGCAGGAATCGCGCTGCGCTGGCAAAACGTCTGGAGTCCAAGGGATTCAGTGTCTCCGATGAGTACCTGGACCAACGGTTGGCGGGGTTGCGATGACCATGGTTGTCACCCGCGACGTTCACTACCAGTACTTAATGGGCAAGCGCACACTCACCCCCGGGGTTGAGGTGTCCATCAAGGGCAAGACTGGCCGGTATCGGTTCCAGTACTGGCGACGTACCAGTGCTGGCATGGATGAACTCACGTTTGTTGGTGGGCCGCTCCATGGCCAGGGTGAGCGATACGTTTCGGTCTACCCTGCGCGGATTACTCGGGTGCATCGAATCAATAAGACGCTCACCAATATTCAGAGGGAGAAGCGCAAGTGAGCGCCACACTGAGGCAGGCACGCCAGTTGCGACAAGGCGATTACCTGCCTGAGTACGTCGACACCGTGGATGAGGTGCTGCGGCTGGAGGACTTCGTTGCAGTGACGCTTACGGACTGCGGCACAGTCAAGGTTCTGCACGAGCTTGACGAGGTGGAGGTGTGGGAATGATCCACTGCCCAACCCCCCATAAGGAGGTGTATGCCAACAGGGGCGTGGCGCTAAAAGCAATGAAGGACATACGTAAACGATGCAAGGCACCGCATTCAAACAGGCGGTACATCCCACTAGAGCCGTACCCCTGCCGGTGCGGTGAATACCATCTGTGCACTGCGGACAAGGCGAAGTTCAGAAGGAAGTAGAGAAGAGGGTCAGCCCATAAGGGTTGGCCCTTTTCTTTCGCCCGGATCGTTAGTCAATCTAATCAGCTACACACCCAATCATTCAGTCTCCTGCTGTATCATCTGTGACTATGCGAGCTGCTGTCTACCTGCGCCAATCCATGGACCGTGATGGCGATGGGTTGGCTGTCGAACGGCAGCGTGAAGACTGTCTGAAGATCTGCACAGACCGAGGCTGGGAGCCCACCCAGTACATCGACAACGACACCAGCGCAAGCAGGGGGCGACGCCCTTCCTATGAGCGCATGCTCTCTGACATTCGTAGCGGCCATATAGATGCGGTAGTGGCGTGGGACCTCGATCGCCTACACCGGCAGCCCAAAGAGCTGGAGCAGTTCATCGAGCTGGCCGACGAGAAACGACTCTCTCTGGCGACCGTAGGTGGTGACGCTGACCTATCCACCGACAACGGGAGGCTATTCGCGCGTATTAAGGGCGCGGTGGCCAAGGCTGAGGTGGAACGTAAGTCAGCCAGGCAGAAGCGCGCCTTCCTTCAGATGGCCCAGTCCGGCAAGGGCTGGGGCCCTCGCGCCTTCGGGTATAACGGGGACCATGAGAAGGCGAAGATCGTTCCCAAGGAAGCTGACGCACTGCGCAGTGGGTACAAGATGCTCATGTCCGGCGAGACGCTCTACTCCATCGCGAAGAGCTGGAACGACGCCGGTCTGAAGACGCCCCGGGGCAACCTATTCACCGGCACCACAGTGCGCAGAATCCTCCAGAATCCACGCTATACAGCCACACGCACCTACCGCAATGAAACCGTGGGAGATGGCGACTGGCCAGCGATCGTTGATGAGACGACCTGGGAAGCCGCCCACTCCATCCTCAGCGATCCGTCTCGACACCAGCCACGCCAGGTGCGTCGATACCTACTGGGTGGACTACTCACATGTAGCGAGTGCGGGAACAAGATGGCTGTGGGTGTGCAGCACAGAAAGAACGGGAACGTTCCTATCTATCGGTGCAAGCATGTCAGCTGTGGCCGAGTAACGCGCCGTGTTGAACGGATGGATGAGTGGGTGAAAGAGCTTGTCCTACGCAGGATGTCGAGCAGGCATTGGGTTCCCGGCAATCAGGACAACCGAGAGCTAGCCCTCGAGTTGCGCGAGGAGCTCGACGCTATCAAACACCGAATGGATTCTCTAGCAGTCGATTTTGCTGAAGGCGAGCTGACCTCCAGCCAGCTGCGCATCGCCAATGAGCGACTACAGGTGAAGCTGGATGAGGTAGAGAGCAAGCTGCGGCGCACCAATGTGAAACCACTCCCCGATGGAATACTCACCGCGAATGACCGTGGCCGCTTCTATGACGAGATGTCACTCGATGCAAGACGGGCCCTCATTGAGGCGCTATGCGACTCGATTGTGGTGCACCCCATCGGACTCAAGGGAATGCAGGCCACCCACGCTCCGCTCGGGCACAACATCGACGTCCACTGGCACAAGCCCAGTAATGGATGAGATCCGCGACAACTGGGTCTGAGTGAGTGGTGGTGCGTCACTGAGGATTCGAGTGAAGATAGCTTCATCTTCATCTGACCACGTCATCTGGGTAGAACCTTACTCACTTGCTTCATAACCTCAGCGATGAGCGCCCATGAGCCGTCCGAGTATCGGTGGTGCAGGGTGCCAGATGCGCTGGCTTTCGGAATCTTCGTCCCATCCAAAAGCCTGGCGGCACGCTGCTCTGCGTTCCAGCGGTAGACGTATGCACTACCACGGTCAGGGGTGAACATCTCCTCGCGCGAGATGAATACTTCACCAATAACTCTGCTATTAACCATAATTGGAATGATCAGCACTTTGCATCCTCCAGGCCCTGGACGATCTCCACGATCTGATCAACGGTCACGGGCGTGTAGTCCCACGCATCTACACCGACATGAATCTGAGTCGTCCTCGACACCGACGACGCACCATCCCAGCGAGGCATGCCGTAGCTGAGCTTCTCAGCACTGTGCGTGTGGCCATGAATGATGTAGTGCCCATGGTCAGGTAGACGCCACTCGGGATAGCGGTCCTCATCCGTATGGTCGCCCGTGTACGGGAAGTGGGACACCATCGCGGTTACATGACCCTCGCGCAGTGGAATTCGACGCTTAGCGGCCAACTGGACGGTCTTAAACGCGCCATCCAAATATATCGGCAGCCACTTGTGCGAGTCGCGGTGGAGAGGGTGGGGACCGCAGTGGTTCCCGGGGATGAGGTGTTTATCCCCATTGCGGTCTCGGATCCAGTCGAGCGCCTTCAGTTGGGCGGTCTTCGTCCCAGATGAGATGTCGCCCAGCACCCATACCACGTCATCGGGTGCGACTACGCGGTCCCAGAGGCGAGCTAGCGTGTTGTCATGGCCGTCTACTTCCACTCCCACATAGCGCGGTAGCACCCATCCGCGCGTACGTTCCCTGGCTACCTTCTCGTGACCGATGTGTAGGTCAGAAGTGAACCAAACCTTGCTCACGTTAGCTCCTTGAATCTGTTGCGCTCAATGCCAGCCTTCTGTCCGTTGACGTGTGGCACCCATGGCATAGGGGTTCGTAGTGCTCAGGGTCGGGGCTATAGCGCATGGCGCGTAAATCCCCTGACCTTGCGTCGAGGATCTCTTCAGAACGCTCTCGTTGGCAGTCATGCATATAGGCCCAAGCAGATGCCATCGCCCCGCATCCTCTTGCGCACGGATGTAGCCGCGCGGTGCCACGAATCGACTTCACGCGCATATGTGCCGCGTCGTAACCGATCGCATCGCCCTTCCATCCGGGGTGTGCAGAACCCCTGGGCGGCACACCGACCATGAGTGGATCGCCGTGTTTCTTCCAACGTCGATAGTGCAGTCTGCACCAACCCCATGCACGTACCGGTCGGCCACAGCCTTCAATGGCGCATGGATTGGCTACCACCCGAAATTCCGATCGACATAAACCTGGTTCTGTGGTCGGATGAAGTCCGAATCCGCTGGTGGCATGTCCGATTCAGTGATACGGATCAGCAGACGCCAACCACGCTCGGTGGCTTGCGATGCCTGGTGAATGTTCCACCAATCCCACGAGTACCAAACAGCTTCTTGCGCAACCAGCTTCCGTAGAGTGGTGCACCCGTCAATCCGGCGAGTCATCTCCGAGTACATCTGCTCGTCTTCGTCGTGCTCAATTGGCAAGTGCATCAGGCCGTCGATGAATACAGTTGGGCAGTCGTTACCAACATGCAGAGTGTGGTAGCGCGGGTAATAGCCCTCAAGGGACCGATCATTCTGCAGCGGCAGGGACGGCATGCCCCAATTCGCCGGGTTCACAGTCTTGTCTGTCACGCTGTAGCGCGGAACCCCATCGGTATGCCACCCGGGAATCGCAGGCCACCACCCGGGCATCAGCATCGACACCTTTGTGTCCACCGTGATGTGCCTGTGGTCCCCCACAATTGGGGCCGACTGCAGGAGCTGACGCAGAAATGGGCCACCGAATAGCACCGCGTTGGACAGGCTGGCGCGGCGCAGGTTTGGCGTCCCCTCGATCAGGCCAGGGGGATCTGAATACGCTTGGGATCCAATGACCACCGGGTTGCGGTTGAACCAGTATGTGGTCACAGTAGCTTCAACTCCCCTGTGATCGGAGCGAGCTCTTCAACCGTTGCAGGTCCAATAGCGCAACACGTGGTCGTCAAGATGCCATGGAATTCGGTCTTACCGTTATCCGTAATCAGCGCGTTTGGGAGGTTGGCTTTAATTGCCTTGCCCCAGAGGTCAATCAGTGCGTCTTCGCTCTCCACCCGCACACAGACCTTCGTGAACGAACCGGCGAGCCACTCGACCACCCGTGGGTCATCGCGGTACTCGAGAACGGCACCCAGAGAGGCGTGAGCACCTTGTGAAACCATCTTCCCGGCACGCATGCCGAGATCCTTACGCATGATAATCATTTGCTTCAGTTCACTCATCGCTGTTCACCTCTCCCATAATCTGAGCTCCGTCATAGACAGTCACTGGGTCGTAATCGCAAGCTGAATCTCTGAATCCCTTGCCCGGGATTACGGGGTACCTCTCCCACCAGAACTCACCGAGCAAGAGCGCACGGGCCTGTGTGTGGGTCAATGTGGTAATCGACAACCGGTGAGCACAGTGGTCCACCGAACCCAAAGTTGATTACTGAGATCCCCGCCTTCTTGGCTCGCTTCATGCAGTCCCACGTACCACGTGAGTCCTTCAGCGGGAAGGCGATACAGATGTCAGCGCCGAGATCCACCATCTTCTGATTGCGAAGGTGTCCAGCCACTGGGCAGTAACGACTACCGTTCTTCCACCTTGGAGCGTGTGTGCAGTGGTAATCGCACTCGCGATTCCAGTCAGCCGGATGTGGCTCGTTCTTCACGCGGAATTGTCCCGTGGCTTCGCGGCACTTCGCCCAATCAGCTGCGAATAGATCCGCGCCTGAAGGGCATTCGCCTTGCACTACAACGAGCTCTAGACCGCGTTTATGAGCCTTGAGCCACTGTGAGTTCAGTGAACTCTGAACATACTTGCGGGAAGGCCAATCACGACTCCCCGTAACTAAGACTCGTCGGGACAATTCAGTCATGATCGGATGATGCCCACGACGGTCACGACTAGGCCGAGCAAGAGCATGACGAGTGCTAGTGGGAGTAAAGTTGTTGGCAGATCATAGATTCCACCCATGTTTGACATGCCGAGCGATCCGCCTATTAGCATGCCGGAGAAGTATGGGTACAGCGGATTGACGTTGCCCATTGCTAGGTTCCCTTCACATTCAGTATCTGGCGCAGCTCAGTTACAACCTCAACCAGAGGCTCCGCGTCTTTCATCACCTGATCGATCGGCTTGTAACAGGAAGGGATCTCGTCAATCCACTGCTCACCATGCCGGTACTCAATGCCCTGCATCTGCTCAGCCAAGTCCTCAAGGGTGAAGAGCTCCTTGGCCTTTGTTCGCGAGAATCGCCTCCCGGCACCATGCGGAGCAGAGAACAGGCCATCCTTGTTGCCCCGACCCCGGACCACATAGGAGCGTGTCCCCATCGAACCGGGGATAAGCCCCAGCTTCCCCTCCGACGCATCGATCGCGCCCTTCCGGGTCAGCCATACCTTCCGCCCGTCGATTTCAGTCGCAACCGTGTAGTTGTGGTGGCAGTTCACGCGATCGAGCTCGACGCGTTGGGATTGAACGCCAAGCCAATCCGCAAAGACCCGGACGTAGCGGTCCATCATCTCGGCACGGTTGTCGTAGGCGAACTGTTGGGCCCACCTCAAGTCCTTGATGTAGCGGTCGAACTCGCACGTGCCCTCGGAGAGGTATGCGAGATCCTTGTTCGCTACAGGCTCCGCGATGCCATAGCGCTGGTGCTTCACCAGTTGGTTCTGCGCAGCCTTGATGTGCTTCTGCGCGATCTTGTTGCCAACACCGCGACTGCCGGAGTGCAGGAACAACCACACCGTGTCGTCAGAGTCCAGGCACAGCTCAATGAAGTGGTTCCCACCGCCGAGAGACCCCAATTGCTCCATCCACTTCGGGGAGTGCGAGAGGTCAACGTTCAGCTCATTCTGGAGCTGAATCAGTCCCTCAATACGCTTGCGTGTGAACGGGAATCGCTTCGTGTCAGCGTTGTAGTTGCCTGGGGATAGTGGGATCGCCTCTTCTATCGCGACGCGCAGGCGGGACAGATGACTCTTGTACGCACCGTCGAAGCGCTCCAGCAGGTTGCACTCAGTGAACCGAGTCTTCACCGCGATCATGCCGCATCCAATGTCCACGCCTACCGCAGCAGGTATGACAGCGCCAACGGTTGGGATCACGGTGCCAACAGCAGAACCCTTGCCCGAGTGTGCATCCGGCATCAGTGCCATATGGGGGTAGATGAACGGCAACGTCGCCGTCTCTTTGGCCTGCTCGATCGTCGTGTAGTCGATCTCCGAGGCGAACGAAATGATGTTGTCGCCAATCCGCTGGCTCAATTCCTTCATGTACCAATCGTATTGAGCCTCTTGGGGTTCATGTGGGTACGAAAAAAGCCCCCAGCTTTCGCTGAGGGCTCTTCCGAGTAGTCCATGCGGGAATCAAACCCGCACCAACACCTTGAGAGGGTGGTGTGCTCTCACTACACCAATGGACCTAAGGGTTATCGCTCAACCCACGTGCCGGATTCGCGAACCTCGGTCTTGAGGTTCACCGGCCACATATCACGCTCCACCTGGGCACGCTGTAGGTCTTCACGACCAACCTGACGTTTCACCCATAGCTGGAACTTCGGCGAGCTCGCCATACGCTTGAACGCGGCCTGCTTGTTCTGCAGCTGGCTACGCTCCTCGCGCGACTCACCCACAGCACCGGACGGTTCATGCGTGATCCGCACACCCGTCTCGCGCTTGTTCTGGTTTTGACCGCCCTTGCCCCCAGACCGGAATGTGTCAACACGACAATCCGCGAGGGTGACAGACACTACTCGTTCTCTACTCACGTCAAGTCGACGGGATTTGAACCCGCGTCTTCCGCCTCGACAGGGCGACGCTCTGGACCTCTAAGCTACGACTCGATACGCCGTTTTCCGCACGCCGGTTTTCGAGACCGACGCGCCAGGGTGGACGGCACCCTGAGCAGACTTTCTGGGAATCAAACCCTGGAGCAGCTCTGCAAAAACTCCCGTGGAGAATCGGGGAATCGAACCCCGGACGCTGGTGTGCAAAACCAGTGCTTTACCAACTAAGCTAAATCCCCATCTAAGCTTCAGGAAGGACATATTTATGAAGCTCAACCGCATTACTGAACTGGTAGCCAACTCGGCTCACCTGGACGGCCTATCCAACAAGATCCTTAAGCACGCTGACGCGGTCGAGGTCTTAGAATCCGGTGTCCTTAAGGTTATTTCGCGCTCCGTCCACGATGACGCTACTTGCGAAGACAGCCTTTACCTGGCTCCAGGCGAATGGAAGTCGTTCGCTCAAAGGGGCACAACCGTGGTGATCGAGTCCGAGGTCCAAGTCTTTGACTTCGAGATGGGCCTCTCAACCGAAGGCTGCGTCAACTTCGTAGCCGCGTACTTTGAACGAGCTGAAGGTTACGATCCAGATAACGCTCGCGACCTCGCTCGCGAGGTGGTCTACAACCAGCCGGTTGGTAAGGTCTATGGGTCCAACAAGGTCAAGTTTAGGTTCGTTTCGAACCCGAACTAGTCCTCCACGGATCCAACTACCTACGAGCCGCATCGAGGTCTCGAACCCCGTACCTCTTCGTTACTAAGGAAGCGCTCTAGCCTGATGAGCTAATGCGGCAAAGTACCTTGCGAGAGAATTGAACTCCCATCCTCGGGGTGTAAACCCGGTGCCCTTCCGTTGGACGAGCAAGGCATATGAGCTTTTGGTTGAGGGTGCCCATGCTGCAGCGAGAGGTCCCTGGCGGATGCTCTATCCGCGCACAAGCTTCCGGCGACAACCGAGGTCTCCACCGTAGGGTCGCCCATCCCAGGGCGTCGAACGAGTGACCAGATTCGAACTGGCACGATCTGTTTGGAAGACAGAGATGCTAACCGTTAAACATCACACTCGCATGGAGCGGCAGAGGTGACTCGAACACCCTTGCAGCGGCTTAGGAGGCCACGCACTTTCCGGAACTACCGCTTGGTAGGTTCGCACAGAATTGAACTGTGATTGCCGACGTATCAGATCGGTGTCCTTACCGTTGGACGACGAACCAGTGGGTCTGGTAGGACTCGAACCTACGTCTCCGACTTAAGAGGACGGAGCTAAACCATCTCAGCTACAAACCCATTGTTGGTAGGGCGCACGGGATTTGAACCCGCAACTCATAGATTAAAAGTCTAGGGTGATTCCGTTTCACCAACGCCCATTAACTTGTGATCGCAGGAAACGCTACCCACACATGCGGGTGAGCCTTCCTATATCCATCGCGCCCACATGAGCGCTCAGAGTGGTATCGCTGACAGTCACTAGCTCTAACGCCGTACTCTGCTTCAACTAGGGCCCTAGCACCTTCCGGGGTGAGCTCCTTGCCCCAGGCAAGATACGAGGCCCCCGCAGCTGTCAGGCGATACTTGTTCACGTAGTCGGCGCGAGGATCGAACTCGCAGACACCGAGGTTTGAGCTCGGCGGCTTTGCCAGGTTTGCCTAGCCGACCAGGCTCGGTGTTTGATCACGCAGCTTTACCGAAGTACTGCGGGCCCTTTCACGGGGGCCAGTCGTCGAGTACTCCGAGAGGGATTCGAACCCACAACCTCCAGGGTCTAAGCCTGTCGCCTCTGCCAAATTGGGCTACCGGAGCATGGTGCCGATACTTTGTGTAGAGCGCCACCCGCTATCTGGGGTAACACGCGCCCAAGCGCCTCGGCCAACGAGGGAGTTTCACCTTATCGACGGCGCTTTGGAGACGAAGACCGGATTCGAACCGGTGTGGGTCAGGGTTGCAGCCTGCCAGCTAGCCACTCACTCACTTCGCCTTGTGGTTGGTGTGCGCAGGAATTGAACCTGCCGGGGACCATAACGCGAGAACTCGCGCTGCGGACTCGAACCGCCCTCTCACCGAGAGACACACCAGGTTCGATGCTATCCCCTATTCTGCGGCTGGGGCGACCTTCTTAGCCGGTGCCTTCTTAGGCGCTGGCTTCTCTTCAACCGCGTAGTTGAAGTCCTCGAGATTGGCAACTCGGGAGATCAGATCATTGACGGCATCGACTACCGGCTTCGGCGCGATTCCGCTCTTCAGAAATTCAGTCACTACTACCCTTTCCAAGGTTGAACGTCCCTATGCACGGTTACGATCCGTGGTCGCCGGGGTCACATCCCGGAGCTCTGCCATTGAGCTACACAAGGTATGGAGCAAGTGGCCATGGTGTCCCACATCTGACGGGCTGCGGTAACCGACGCGTGGCTGTGGCATTCCATGTTTATCCGGGCTCTCCATCACCGGCACTTGTCGACCCGTTGACAGGATTCGAACCTGCATGCGTTGCGCCTTCGTAGGGCGGTGGGCGCTCCATTGCCCAACAACGGGATTGGAGCCGCATTGGTGCTAGGCTGCGGCGGGCCTAACCAGGTGCCCCTGGATTTTGCGTGGCGGGGGTGGGATTTGAACCCACGGTCTCTGACTTATGAGGACAGCGAGATGGCCGAACTTCTCTACCCCGACATGAGACTCATTCCGATAGGACAGTTCATCGCCTACCGTATCCGCGCGAGTCGACGCGACCGTTTACGTGGAGTGCCCGGTTTTTCACCAGTAACCGTGGAAGCTGGTTTCCCTTACACGCCGGATCGCTTGGAGTCGAACCAAGGCCCTCTCGGGTTTCAACCGAGCGCTCTCACCAAACTGAGCTACGAACCGATTTTTGTTAGAGGCTGAGAGTACACCTGCTATCGAGAACCTTTGCGGCATTATTGATTCGCCACTTCTCCACGTCATTCCTGAACGTAGTTCTCACGCCCGGTCGGTTACGCCAACCACTCGTCATGCCGAAAGCTACTCCGCGACTTTGGTTTCGCGATGGGATGGCCGTCCCATCGTTGCGCTACTTGTCTACGAACCACCGTCGCCTTGCGAGCTCGTGATGGCCCTGGTTCCCGAAGGCCAGGGATTAGAGGCGCTTTTGCTCCTCGGCAGGGGAAGGACTTTTGCTTTTATTGACGACGGGAATCGAACCCGCACATCCTGTTCCATATACAGGTGGCCTGCCGTTGGCCTACGTCATTCTCGCAGCGGAGAATGATTTGACTGAAGACGTGCTTCCCCATGAAGTTCCGAACCCTTTTGGGGCACAGAATGCTTCACGTCTCTCGCGCTTTCGCCTGGCGGGGCTAATAACACTCTCTCTCAACCGCATTGCGAGCCGTCACCCGACGCGAGATCGATCATGGAAAACGCCCTTGCTTGCGAGGTTCGGACTCAGTTCCCTCCGCTCCACAGGAGGCTTGTTCAATAGCGCTTTCCACCGCACGACGGCTTGGTAGTCCCACCGGTTCACGGCCCTGGACTCACGCGTAACTCGCCACCTGGCAGCCATCTCTGACTGCTCAAGGATTGGATTGCATGGATTGCCCTTGCGGGTGGTGGGTTGTCACCCCACCTTTCACCACCTTGCGGTGACTTATGGGCCATGCCCCGAATGTCTAAACAATATCCCCCACAACAGAGTTCGTGTGGGTGACCCTGGCGTGCGTTAGCCAACCACCGGGGCCAGACAGATCGTGGGGCCGTAGCCGCAGGATCCGTACTTTGCGGAGAGGCAGGTATTCGAAACCTACTGCGAGCAGCGATCCGGTTAGCAACCGGGCCTAGTCACCTGACTAGTTGCGCTCTCCAAAATCCACCCCTTCGGCGTCAACACTGGACTCGACGCACCTGTATTCACTCTTAGCCATGGCCAGGCGGGTGGAGAACGAGGAAGGTAGAGGAATCGAACCCCCGAGTTTTCAGGCTCGCCCCGGTATTCGACGCCGGTTGCCGACCATTCAGCGGTGCCTTCCATATGCCCCATTTTGATAACGCAACTGGAGCTACTGCGGACAGTCAACTCATGGCAGGTACCTACCGGTTGACCCAAACGCTGACGACCCTGGATTCGAACCAAGAACTGCGAAGTTCAGAGCTTCGTGTGTTGCCGTTACACCAATCGTCAAAGCTGAGACTGGCCTTGCGGGCAGTGGAACGTTTCTGCTTGCCGCAAGCCTTCAGTTCGTTCCACACCAGTCTCATTGTCTCGCCGTCAGGAGTCGAACCTGCACACCCAAAGGAACAGATTTACAGTCTGCGTTGATCGCCTATTCGCGACGAGATTGGAGGCACATCTTTTGCAGTGATGTGCCAATTCGTCTGGCCCACAATCGGATAGCTACTCCACTGTCGACGGCGCTGGCCTACCTGGACTCGAACCAGGAGTCAGGGATTAACAGTCCCACGGTTTGCCGATTAACCGACAGGCCAAGACCTCGGATATTTCACGTCGATACCGAGGATAGGACGGACACCTTTCGCGGTCTCCCGCTCAGCTGTCAAGCTGGCCCAGATTCTCCCGACCTCACGGGTTAGCTCTGTGGCAGGCGCTTAGGTCTACTTCCCACCATGGTGACGCTAGGTGGGCGTAGCGGACAGTTCCCTTCTCGTGGAGGTGTACTGACAACCCGTCCCGTCAAGCTGGGAGGAATTGAACCTCCACCACCGGTACCCAAAACCGGCATGATCCCGTTTCACTACAGCCTGATTGATGAACGACACGGCCCAGGTACGGCACCTCAGATCGGTGGCGGTTAGGCCCCTACTGCGGGATTACCCTGTCGTTCATTTGACCATCAGCATCCCGATGGCCGCGCGGAGATGTCTCTCCACATTCCCCGTAAGAACCGCTCCGTTCCGAGCGCTACTCGTACTTGGTTCTGGTTATGCGAGCCGGGGCCACGCGTCGTTTAACGAGGGTGCTCTGCCACTGAGCTACGGCCAGGGGGCTCCCCTAGCTGACCGGGATCGAACCGGCAACCTCCCTCTCGTGGAGCTGTGCGGAATTGAACCGCAGTCTTACGCTTCTCTTCACTGCCTTCTACGTGCGTAGTGATTTGGCTGCTTCTATACCGCTGCCCTACACAAAGCGGTTCGTCGGGCTTGCCACCGACGCTGCGTCACTTGCGCTGTTAGCCTCTGCGTAGTGTTTCTTCGTCACCTTTGAGGGTTCCCCGTATTGGCGACGGTGGATTGGTACACGGAACGGGTAAACCGTTATACCCCACCGGACTATGCCGCTAGGACGTAGTCGGACTGATGAGCGTTTGCGCTTATCAAGGTTGCACTGTTACGGGCGTTGCTTCCCGGCACGCTTCTCAGTAAGTTGACACGCAATCGAATGCCTGTCAGCCCCATTGAAACTACTATCTCTATGGAGTTTTCAAATGTCATGCCACACAGGGGCATTGCACGGGTGGAGAGAATCGAACTCCCACTAACGGGTTTGGAATCCGTTGTCCTACCTTTGGACCACACCCATATCACCAGGTTTTCGGGCTCTGGTAGCCCCTCTTGCTGTACCGAGTCTATGGCCTACCCACATGAACCTCCACGGAATAAAAATGGGCCCCGATCCGCTGAGGAACCGGGGCCCAAACGCCGTGAAGTCAGTGCTTACTGCTTGGTTGGGAAAGTTCCATCATCAGCCGGAATGGTGCCGTTCCACCATCCATGAGCCTTCGCCTGTGACCACTTGTCGCGGTCAGCCGACCCATAAATGGCCTCAACCACCTGCGAGCGGAAGAGATCCGCCTGCGGGGTACCGGCCACTGGCTTGTTGGTCTGGTTAGCCATTTGAGAGTCCTTGCGTGAAAGTCTTTGATGCACAGACACTGTGCTTACACATTAATGATAGCACGTGTTTGCTGGCTCTATTCTCGCCAGTTACGCGAGGTGGGGTGTTTGACCTTCTTCTTGGCCTTCCCGCCTCGGCGCTGGTTGCAAACCAGATGGCAGGGAACGAGATTCGAAACGTCGTAGCACAACGGGTCGTCCCACGCGAGATCTTTCACGGGGATAATATGGTCAACGGTCGCGCTCTTAGGATCGGGCCATGGAAGGGTTAGGTCGATGATTTCATGGCACTCGTCGCAGATCTGGTTCGCCCGTAGTACTCGGGCTTTCGCCTTGTCGAACTTGACTCCAGTGCGACCGAGAGAGCGCGGGCCGTTCTTCGATGAAGTCGGCAATGGGTTCCTCTACCCATTATCTCACGATCTGTCAGCTTCACTCTCCGCATCGCTGTAGCCCATGTCGTATCCCTCGTCGTACCCGGTGTCATAACCGCGCCGGTAATCAGGCCCCCTAGTGCTACTAAGGCTGTGTGACAGGTCTTCCCAACGAAGCTGCTCTTCGTGCTCCAGCTCGTACCAGTACTTCGAACCGCATGGACGCCATAGGTCATAGATCTCAGAGCCAGTCATAGGTTGACTCTTTGTAGTCGTCCGGGTGGTGAATTCCGTTCTTACCCAGACGAAACCATCCGCGCCCCGGCCAGGTCACATCAAGGATGTCTAGGAAGTATCGCCTCTTGGAGACCTCGACAATGTCAAGCTTGACGGGATACTTATCTATTACAGACTTCGTGGGTGAGACGCGGTGGGCGTAAGGAAAGAACCAATCGTCGCGGCCATCAAAGTACTCAATACTCCCCGCCCATGAGTCTTTCCAGTCTGTCCCGCCATCCACCGAAAGCCGACTGATGGCGATGTAGTTCGTTCCGTCCTGCTCCTGTAGCTCACGACGCCACCAGCAGATGACGGTCGGCTTCTTTCGGGTGTCACCCGCCACTACCAGTAGCCTGCTCACAGTGGCAACCCGGCCCAACCTTCAAGGCGCACTAGACGGCGCTCAAGCTCATCTAGACGCGAGTTCTGGGTCCTGTCGGTGTCATCTACAGTCAGACGGAATCCAGCCGCGTAGAGCGCTTCCGCAGACTTCTTGGCCGACGACTCTGTCACGTAATGGCTCTTCCAGTCACCCCATCGGTCTTGCACCCTGGCGGTTGAGTGCTGGAGGACCAGCGCGGCCATCACATCAACGTCGGACACGTCCCCACCTACTTGGTGGGGACGGTCGGCATAACTGGCGTCGGCCAGCAGAGGAGCGCGAGGCCTCTCTCCTTAGCAATGTCCAAGCACTTGGAGACAAGGACGTTGGGATCATGAGACACCGAGTCGGCAAGCTTCTTGTTAGCGTCCGCTTGGGCCAGCGCGGTCTGCTGATCCTGGAGGGCTACCGAGGTGGCCGCGCGAGCCTGGTTGATCTGGTTGATCTTCGCTTCCGTGCCCTCGTCGTAGTCGATCGTCGGGACAGCTACGTCCAAGATTTCGACTTGGGTGCCCACCTTTTCGGCAAGGATTTTGCGGGCCTGATCGGAGAGCTCCGGTAGCGGAGACTTGTCCAGATTCTTTGGGGCCAAAGGGTCGAACGTCGCGAACACCTCGTTCAACGCAACCTGCAGATTTCGTGTCACCAAGTTGGTCCGTACGTTGTCGAACGTCTTGTACTGGACGAACAGCTCCGGGGTGGCTTCCTGCTTGATCTGCCAGCGCACTGACACGTCAGCGTCTGCGGTCGACGAGTTACCGAGGCGTACCTTGATTCGGTTCGTGTCCTTGTGCTGATCGATCTGGATAGCCCCATCCATTTCAGTCACATTCGCCCATGGAGCCTTGAAGTGCAGACCATTGGACAGAGTGCTTCCGTTGGGTCGGCCAAAGGTGGTCTCGATACCGATCTGGCGAGTACCAACGGTGGTAATCGAGGCGAAGATGCCGAAGACAAGCGCAAGCACTCCCGCGACTCCAGTTACCAGGAGGGAGGCTGGGCGATCTTCCTTACGCAGGATCGGTGTCGCAACCAAAGCAACAGCGCCAATGATGAGCAGGATCAGGGTGATCCACATTGTGGGCGGCATAAGCGTTCTCCTAGAGTTTGTTGGTGAGTAGTTCGGCTACGGTCACGGGACGTTGGGCCCCGCGCCGGAAGTGAAACAACCTGCGGTAGAACTCAATTAGTCGCTTCATGCGACCGAGTAGAAGCGGTCCATGAAGGACTCGACAGACACGTCATGGGCTTCCCACTTCGTCAGCTGCTCGTTGTAGCGCGACTGGATATCTCCACTACCGAAGCTGTGCACCCACTTCAGGTTCTCCGCGCTGCAGTTGTCGGGGTCGTCGTCAAGGTGCTGCACTCGCCAGAGCTGGCATGCGCTGCGGTCATTGCGGTTGTATGGCAGTCCGTGGAATGCCGACGCAACGAGGGTGTCGACTCGGTGGTCTTGGGTCCAGCTGCTTTCGCGGCCCGAACCTCGGTAGATCGACACATACAGGTGGTCGTTCAGAAGGTGTCGGCCACCTCCCCCGCCGCCAACCCGCTGGATCAGCAGGCGACCTCGGTAGTGACGGGCGAATGTAGTGCCATCCTTCCGCACGTACTCCTTGTGGTAGGGGCGCGTGCGAACCTGTCCCGTGTTGGATACTTGGAATCGTTCCTCCAAAAATGGGACCTGCTTCCACACCAGCGCAGGCGTCTCCAGTTCCGGCCAGGTGTCCATCGGGGTCTTCCAGGGCTTCCGGTGTCCGGTCACACCCATGACAGCACCTCAGCTTCGAACGCGGGGTTGCATAGAACCGCTGGCGATCGAGTGGCACGAAGGTGCTCAACGATCTCCTTGCCGGTACCGATTTCCCCGTCAAGCCAAAGTGCGCGGGCCGCAATCAGAGCTGACCGGTTTAGTCCGGCCTGGCAATGAACGAGCACGGGGCCGGTACGTCTCTTAGCGGCAACCCAGAGGGCGATCTCCTCAACCTGCGAGGTGTCCTGCCCTGTTGAGTCATACATAGTGACGTAGAGCTCCGAGGCGAGATGCTCGTGAGTCTTGTAGCGCTCCCACGGATACAGAGACACAAGGTGCTTGATGTTCCCGGGAAGCTTCAGACCTGTCTCGCATCCACCCTGCCAGAGGTTCTCACCGATCTCCGTCATGTACGGAACGTCGAACGGGATCCAGCCGTGAGCGGTGGTGCCGCGCATACGGCGCTCGAGAGGGTTAGTGGAGATGTCAATCGCGGTGGGATCTAGATGATCCCCATTCAGCTTCCCCATCAACGTCCTTCCTCAGCCCAGTAGGCCTCCATCACCTTGGTGACTGCCTTGTACCAGTCCGGGCGACCGCTCAGCTCTCCATCCACGGCGTCGAAATACACTTCACCCGTGGTGGTTTCCTCGATCTCGCCGTCCAAGTACTGCCGGTCGAGCTCACTGACGAATACCTCTTCGAGCTGGCGGATGAGCACCGTGTCGTCAGGGCGCAAACTCACCTAGATCTGCTCCAATTCGGCGATGAACTCCTCAGGGAAGGCACCCGAGTCTTTCGCGGCTGCGACGAAGGCGTCAGCGAGTGCGTTGATTCCCGCGTCCGTGCCAAGCCATGAGAAGAACTGGCCGGATGACTCGATGGGGATACCCGTGAAACCGATATCCACGGTTTCGCCCACAATCTTGAACGTGGTAACAATCTGTGAACTCATACTAAACTCCCACTACTTCAATGGATTTCATGGACTTGACATCGCGCAACCACTTGCCACACTCCTGGCATTGGAACCTCGCGTATTCGCGCGTCGCGGACTTCCGCGTCCCTTGGCGGGTAATGTGCGTGGAACTGCAATTTGGACAGTGCATCTCACCGTCCGTCTCCCACATGCCGAGGTTCATGCCTCGCAACCATGGTCGCGAGTCGTAGAAGAGCTCGACGGTCTGGTCGACATCGCGGATGTTGTACTTCTTCATCGACCTTCGCGCACGACGAAGCACGTCACCTTGACCGAAGCGCAGGTCCCGCCAGAGACCCTTCGCGGTCTCTTCCTTGCCGTCCATCGCCTTCGCCTTGGTGACGTAGCGCATTGACTTGGCGTAGGGGTTGAAGTTCCGCGCGATCTCCTTCATGAGATCGATATCCACATGGGGTGCGGGTGGGGTGAGGTCGTAGTACCAGAACGCTGTGTTGAGGTGCTTGACGTCGAAGTTCTTGCTGTTGTAACCGACGACGTAGTCCGCTGCCGAAAGGAGATCCCAGGCTTCCTCCACCATTGACTGATGGCCACCGCCAGGGGTGTGGGACTCGTTATCCTGCGGAAGGTTTCCATCCCATTCGGCGACGAACTGTGTCTTGTGGTCAGGATCGTCAATCCACCGGTAGGCAAAGCAGATGGTGCGAGGTGGCTCGATAACACGTTCAGGGGCAATCCAACTGCCGTACTGCTTCCCTTCCCACACACCGTCGACCAAAGCCGACTGGCGCTCGATATCGATGGCCAGGATCTTCGCATCCGTCATGTATTCGCCTATCTCAGTTCTGGAACTGCTTTTCGAGCTTCGCGATGTCGAGCCCATCCCAATGGGCGACGAATTCTCCTGTCATGGAGCGCAATTGCTCTCCAGACATGAGGAAGGCATGTACGTCACCGCTCTCATGAGCAAGTACCTGAACGAAGATGTTCTCGGTGACGCGGATAGTCACGCCCATATCCGTCTTGATGGCTTCGAGCTGACCGAAATGCTCGAACTCGCCCGTGGCACTCACTAGGAGGCTGTGAAGCAGTCGAGGGTCGTACCAGTGAGAAGGGCCTCGAGCAGCCTGTCAGCCATCTCGTTGCGCTCTTCCACGGTCTGCACCCAGGCGCTCTTTGGAGACGCTACGAGCGTGTCGGGCCCTGCGACGATCAGGAGGTAACGTCCATCCTCCAGTGCGACCGTGACGTGTCCGTTGGAGTAATGGAACGGGAGCTGCGTCCCTGGTGTTTTCAAAGTTTCCATGTGTCCCAGTTTATTTCGGCACACTGGGTTCATGTGGGTAGCTATTTTCGGCCGAAACCTGCGTACGGGTCGACCTTCTCGTTGAGGTAGTTCAGGAGATGCAATCCTGTAATTCCAACTGCTGCATGGCAAATGGTCCAACCAAGACGAGAGCCCAGCCACCGGTCGAACTGGTGACTGAGCTTCTCATCATCGGGGGCAAAGTATTCAATGGCGGCGATATACGCCACCAGGCCGATCCAGCCCTTTTCGGAATAGCGCATTAGTCGCGGGTGAACGGCCCGTTGTTATAGGTGTAGGTGAGCAGATTCTCCGAAGACCACGACCACCTGTGATAGCCCGGGTCGTCAGCACGGTAATGCCAACCTGATTTTCCGCTGTCGGCCCTCCAAGCATAAATCAGATACCTGCTGCGCCATTCGAACTCCCGCATCCACTCTTCGTCCAGGTTTTTGACCTCCCTGGGTCGAGGCACCTTCGGCCACACCTGCTCGCCAAGCTTCTCCTCTAGCCTCTTAGGGATCTTGAAGCGGTCATCGAACTCTGGGAAATGCTTGCGGAAGTACTTGAGTGTCAGCGCATGGAAGATCACACAGTCCAGGTGTTCCTGGCCGGTTCCACCCTCGCCGTCGTCGAACTCATTCCCCGCCCACCACTCCATGGCATGACGGTTCATCGCGTCATAGCTCTTCGACCACTCATAGCCCTTGGCCCAGTTGTGGTCTGAGTACTTCTTCGCGCCCTTGCCGTAGAGCTCCGCGACCTCTAGCAGCTCACGTACGGGAAGTAGGGACATGCGAACGTCATTGCCCGCCTTCTGCCCTCCAGTGGGTGACGTGGTCATCACTTCGCCAACACTCACGCGCCAATGCTCCTTGCCAACTCGTTCAGAAAATCGTTTGCCTGGTCGTGAATGTCTCGCAGCACCGACTCGTCAACCTCAATGAGTTCGTCACGCTCGTACACGGAGCTGAACTCGATTCCGTCTTCCAGGTGCTCGATTGCGATCTGGCGCGCGACTTCGGTGATCGCTTCTGGGGTCACTTCTTCACCCAGACCTTGATCGTCTTCTCACGCGCCACAACCTCATCAGTCGGGCCGTCATAGTCCCCGCCATGGAACGAGGCATAGTAGCCATTGCGACGGAAGAAGCGCTCGCCATCGGCGTTGGTGACCTTGAAGACGAACCAGTACTGATCGCCCTGGCCTTCACCGCCGAAGTCATCCACCAGGACCGCCTGACCAATGCCAGGGATCTCCGCGCCGGGAACCTCAAGCAGGTCTCGGATGATCAGGCCCTCCGCGTCGCGCACGTAGTTGCCATCCGCGTCACGCCGCACCTCGTGTGTGTGCTCGACTACCTCGCGGAACTCGAGCCAGTTCCCCTCCCAAGTGTTGTCCTCGTTCTCGATCGCGTCTTCGAGCTCTCCGATGGTGTAACTCACTTGAATGCCTCCCAGACAGATACGAGCTTCTCGACGGAGCGCACTTCCTCGGTGGGGCCATCGAAATTGGAGCCAACAAACGATGCGTAATAGCCGTTGCGTCGGAAGTGGCGCACATTGCCAGTAGCGTCAGTGACAGCGAACACGAACCAACGCTCTTCGCCTGATCCCTCACCACCACCATGATCTTCAACAAGATGAGCGCGGCCAAGACCTGGGATCTCGACGCCCGGTTCGGCCTTCGGAAGGTACTTTTCGAATGTCTTCCCGCCATCAAAGCTGTGGGCACCCTTCGTACCCTCGGGGACCTTCACGTACTCATGCGTGTTTTCAGCGCGATCGTAGAAGCCGTACCAGTTGCCCTCCCACCGCTCCTCGGTGTCTTCTTCGATCGCAGTGTTGAGTTCATCAACGGTGTAGCTCATCAGATTGCCCTCCAGTCGGTCTTCTTTACTGCAGCTGCCTCAACTTCGAATGTCTCTCCACCCCAGTGGATTCCGTCGTAGGAGGTGGCATAACCCTTGTGCTTGAAGTGGCGCTTACCCGCGAAGCTATTCACCTCGAAGACGAAGTACACCTGCGTGTGCTCACCCTCTTCCTTCTCGGGCGTGTGCGCTTCCACGAGAGTGGCGATGCCGATGCCAGGCAGGCCAACAGAAGCACCCATCTGCAGGAGGTTGTAGAGACCTTCCCAGGCAACTCCCGGGGCTACGAACGTGGTAGCAAGGTCGGTGATGTCATCAACGGTGTAGCTCATGCGGTTTCCAATCGCTTCAGAAAATGGCTGTTGTCCTTGTGCCACTGCACGTAGTTGAGGTCCGGCGCGCGGAACTCGTCGAAGTGGCTCACGATGAACTGAGCGCTCTTCCCCTTCGTCAGGGAAGTGATGGTGCGGCGCAGGGCCCACTGGTATGCCGCCCCGGGTGAGTACTTGTAGTCATTGGGGATCACCAACCGCTCCAGCGCCGTCACGTAGATCTCCTCGCGGAACATCTGCACGATCCGCTCGTGTGGCATAGCCCAGACCTTCGCCATGTCCATCTGGACCGACTTACCATCCTTCAGGCACTCGTCGTAGATGGGCTTCCCGGGCGTGTAGGCCACTGAGTGGTGGATGGAGTCATGGTCGTAGATGCGCTTCACCGCATCAGTGAAGAACTCGTCCGACTCCTGGGTGAGATCCACCTGCTTCTTGCCGTGGAGGTCTTCCCAAACCTTGTAGAGCACGTCATGCCATTCGGGAATGAGCTTGGCTCCCCTGCGCTTGAGATCCAGCAGGTCAGTCATGTGCTTACCCCAGGAGCTGTTCTTCAGCTCCCAATAGGCGTGCGAGTGCTTGATCGTGTACAGCTCATCTGGTGTCGCCACACCACCCGTATGGATGGGATCACGCAGGCGTTCATCCCAGAAGAAGTCACCCTTCAGATCGCAGTCGGTGATCATGGAGACGTCGATCTGCTCCCGATCAGTGAACGCATCCACATCCTTGGGTTCCCGCCAGTCGGTAAACCAATGCTTCGCCGCGACAGAACCAATGACGAGGGTGGTCAAATCCATGCCTTCTGTCGGCGGATGCGGTGGATGCGACGGCGTACACGGGAGCGCTTCGGGTTGTACTCGCCACGTCCCATAGCGAGGCGGCGCTTCAGCGCGCGGCCCGGGATACGAGACCAACGCTCAGGCGCATCTTCCGAATCTGCGGGAACCATCGGGTTGTCATCGGCCACATGCACGTGATCTTCATGAGCTTCGGTCATTTCTCTCCACATCCGTTGCGTTCTATGAACTTTCGCCAGTGTTTCCAGCCGTTTGGGCAGTGGAATCCCCAGGACCGCACCTTCGGTCCCGTCAGAATCAGGGTGGTGGCTGGGATATCGAAGCTGGGCCCCGCGTCATTCGGATCCCACGGGTCTACAAAAGCTCCAGTCTCGAGCTCCACGCGATGGGCCGTGGTGGCTCGACGAAACGCAACACTGGGAGCCTTGCGCAGGTTCCGTGAGCCATCAGCTCGATGCTCCCAATATCTGCCCTTCAGCAGGATCGAGACGAACCACCAGGGGTGGTCATGAAGCGCGCGGTCATCATCCGAACCAAGGAACTTGTGAAGGTAGATGTTGAATCGCTTGTTGCGCGGGATCACGTGCCACCGCAACAGGTATGGAGTTCCATCCTGTCGATTCAACGTGACATCGGGAGGTCGACTCATCGGTTGAGTCCTGCCCACCGCTCGATCGCACGTTCAATCGATGCGTATCCAGATCGGACGGCGATGCCGTAGACCTCACCAAGTGCGAAGTACGCGTCGCCAACCTGCTTGTTCAGCTCTGCGACCTGAAGCTTCTGTGTCGCAATGGTTTCCGAGAGCGCCTGAATGCTGCCATTCAGTGTTGCTGTTGCGCCCCAGTCATTTCCATCCATAAATAGAATGGTATCGACGGGGTCGGGGTTCATGTGGGTGAGAAAAAGTAGAGCCCCGGTCGGCGGCGCGTGAGAGGGCGTCTAGATACATCGACCGGGGCGACTACTGGAGCGTAGCTCTACAGCAGCTACTTATATTATATAGCGATGGTGAGCGAGACCGGGTTTGCTAGATACCCAACTCGCGGCACACCAAACTGAACAACTGGCTAAAGAAGTTCGATGACTTCCCAATGCGTGCAGCCAGATCCGTAGTAGGAGTGGATGGATTTGCAATGACTGCATCCACCACGTCCAAGCATGCCTGACGGCCCTGGTGACCCACGCGACGGTGGAACACAGCGAACTCAGGCTGAGAGGACAGCATCTCGTGAGCCAACCGCGCTTTGACCAGGCGATTGCGGTAGCGGGTATCCACACCGTTGTGCTCATGGAGAGCCTCACCCGGTAGTGGCTCTACCGGGTGATAGGTGATCTTCTTGATCGCGGGCCACTCGGGGCGCAACGCAGCGCGCTCAGCAGGGGTGGTTCCACCCCAGATGCCGAACTCCTCGCCATTCTCCAGGGCCCAGGTACGGCACTTATCCCTCACGGGGCAGCGTGAGCACGTGGCCTTTGCGCGTTGTTCGGCATAGGCCACCATTTCTGTAGCCAGATCCTGCGGAACTCCATCCTCCACGAGGTCTTCCACGGTCTGGAAGTGGGACTCAGTATCAGATGGATCGCACACAGCTTTGCTGCGCCAATCAAGATCCAGGTCGCTAGCCGGTGATGGGTGGTCGATAATAGCGGTCATTTGGTTGTATCCCTTCAATCAATCCCGGTCGTGTACCGGAATTTTTGTTGCAAGTGCGACAAGTTCGGCGAGAGTACAGCTAACCCACTGCTTCATGGGATCGGTTGTGCCCTTGCGCTTGTGAACGAAGAACCCGGCAAGAGCGCCCGCGTTCTTGGCCTCCACTTTAGCCTCCCCGACCCCTTCGGGAAGGCTTAATGTAGTTACGTCCTTAGTTTCGATAACGATGTCTTGGCCACCGATTCGGAAGTTGACAACGTCACCCTTGTCGACACTCCCCCAGCTTGGTGCAACTTGAATGTTGGGATCCTGCAATGCCTCTCGCAGACCATCAACAATAAGGCGATTGAACTTCGCCCCTGCGGCTTTCGCCGAACTTCGGTTCCTACTCAACGACCCGCTACCTTTACGTTCGAACCTTCTCACGCGACAGACCGTCAACCTCCCCGGTTGGCTGTCCGTCGTTGGAATCACCATACCGAGAGGGTATGACATGCGGTACCCACATGAACTGCAAACGATCCCCCACCTCCCCATTAGCTTCCTCCCAGCTCCCTGTCAGGAGACTGTAACCCCGGTCACATGGGGTAAAAATCTGGGGATTGTTGATTACCAAACAACTACTGGGTGAGGTTTGCCGTCTACCGGATGAAATCGGGCCGGACGGCCTCTTCAGCGGGGATGCGGCTGGCCATGCCTGAATAGAACGACGCGCGGCGAGCCTTCGCGTTCTTCGTCTTGCCAGGCATCTCAGGGATCCATTCCCCAGCCACCCAGACCGTAGCCTCTTGTCGGTCAACGCAATTGGCCTTCAGGCACTCGGGCCGCACCGGGCACTGCGCGCAAATTGCTTTGACCTCAGCAGTGTCTTTCGGTCCAAGTTCGTTGGGATCCATAATGAACCGGATATCCCCACCGCACTGGGCGTACTGGTACCACTCCTGGCTTGAGTTCCAGAGCTTCATGCCGCAAACCGCATCTGGTCGAAACGCTCGGCGAGGATCACGACATCCTCAGGGCCCTGTCGGTTCTTCACGAAGCACGCATTCATCAGTGGGACGCTCTGGTCCTCACCATCACCGTTAGAGGCAGGTGGCCGCGCGAGGATCACCGCGACGTCAGCGGTCTGTTCAATACCCCCAGATTCACGGAAGTCTGACTTGTTCGGCATGCGCGGCTTTCCGTTCGTCTGTTCAAGGCTCCTATTGAGCTGTGCTGCAACAAGAACCGCGCAATCCAGGCGGCGAGCGATACTACGCGCCATGGTTGCGATGTAGTCGACCTCAAGCACACGCGAGTCAAACCGCTTGGCCGACTTGACAAGCTGCAAGTAGTCAATGAACACGAAGTCCAGGCCGTAGCGCTGCTTGTGTACGCGGCAGCGCTGGGCGATCTCCTCAATAGTGAGGTCTGGCTCATCATCAATCGTGAACCGGATCTCCGCGTTGTCCGCTGCCCAGCGGCTGATCTTCTCCTGCTGAGATGGGTCCATCTTGCGCCGGAAGATTGGGGTGTATGCGGTTTCAGTGCCGCACGCAGCGAGTCGACCCATCAGGTCGTCCTTCGAGAGCTCCAGTGAGAACACGAGCGTCTCAAAGCCCTGCTTGGCAACGTGCCACGACACCTGCGTTCCAAAGATCGTCTTGCCACATCCAGGGCGTGCGCCGGTCACATACAGGCGCTGGCTCTGATATCCCCCGCCAAGCTGCTCATTGACGTTGCGCCACGGAGTGGGTAGGAAGGGCCGATCGTCTTCCTGTGCCGTCGACCACTGGTCGTACAGGTCTCGGAAGCCGAGAGAATAGACCTCCTGCATGTCATCGAGCTGGTCCAGGAATGAGCGCGCGGCCTCAAGCGCCTCAGGGATCTCTCCCGGGTCGTCGTGAAGCTGCTGAAACCTCTGACCGAGGCTGTTGACGGTGCGGAGCTTCCACTGCTCGGTGACGATCCGCGCGTAGTACCCCACGTTCCCAGGAACATTGCAGTGCTCCATGCAGGTTTGCAGGTAGGGGGCACCGCCAGACTGACGGAGTTCCTTATTGCGGCGCAGTCGGTCAAACACCGTCATGGCGTCGATTGGCACGGCCTCCGCATACATCCCCTGGATGCACGTGAAGAGGAGCTCGTTGGTGGGGTGGTAGAAGTAGTCTGCCCTCAGGCCCTCCAGTTTGGAGAACACATCAGGGTTCAGGAGAAGGGCACCAATTACGCCTTGCTCGGCTCGGAGGTCGTGGGCTGGCTCTCGGTCTCCTGACACTCGACCTTCTCTCTATAAACTTTGGTGATCCATGCCCGCGATTCCTCCCTGTGCCAGAAGCGAATAGCCTCAGGGTTGGTCATCTCATCAGGCGGATACAGCTTGGGCATCTTGATACCGAATCGGTCCTCAACTGCCTTGACGTTTGCGCTTTTCCATTGCTGCTTCAGCCAATTTCGCTGTGCCGCTCGCTCATCGGCGAACAGGTCGACATCGTCGTACCGGCCCTGCTTGAGCCAGGAATGCGCCGAGGGGACATACGTCAGATCGTTTGGATCGCATGTCATTGCGAAGTTCTGCGCTGACGTAATCAGCTTGGCCGGATCTTGCCCCTTATTCTCAACGAGGTCAGCGAAAACACGCTCGGCCTCACTGATGGCAATGTGTTTGGGATACGCATCCCAGAACTGCCTGAAGGACCGAGCGTGTTTCTTACGCGCCTCGCCGGGGGTGAGCTTCTCGCTCACCAATCCGGTTCATCGTTGTTGGCGTCGCCGCCCCATGCATCTTCAGCGGGCTTCTGACGTGCACCGCCACCGGCCTTCTGTGGTGCAGCGGTTGCGAATCGCAGATCAGGGCCGAAGGAGTCGAACTCCACCTCCAGGACGCGACGCTTCTCACCTGCATTCGTCTCGAACTCGCGCTGCTTGATCTGGCCGTGGCCGATGACTCGGTCTCCGCGAGAGAGACTCTCAGCGATGTTCTCCGCGAACTTGTCCCACACGTTGCCGTTCAGGAAGGTGGTGTCGCCGTCGACCCAGTTGCCAGCCGGATCCTTCTTGCGGGTGTTCGTTGCGACCGACACACTCACGACAGCCTTACCGCTGCCGGTGAAGCGCAGTTCAGGATCGCGGGTGAGGGTTCCGACAACGGTCACGTCAGGAAGGGTGATACTCATAAGCTCTCGATTCGTTCGGGATCAGTTGTCGGACCATGGGTCTCGTAGATCAACGTCTCTATGATATTCGCCCCCTAGTAGGTTCATGTGGGTGAACTTTCCCAGGTGGTGCTGGTAGATCGGAATGGAACTTGGTTCTTCCCAAGGCCTTACGTGATACCCCTCAGAGTGTGCCGCGTTGGGGTTGTGTTCGATCCAACCGTGGCAACCGACAGTTCCGTGGCCGCAGACGTGGACGATGTTGTCGAGGCTCCAGAGGCCGCCCTGAGACCTCTTCTTGCGGTGGTGCATGGACAACCCACCTCCGATGCCGCAACGCTCACACAGCCCACCTGAGCGTCGAGGGATCTCAATCCGGCAGAGCCTCTCCGTCACAACAAAGACGAGTTGAACGCAAGCATGGCTTCCACTAGCTTGCGTCGAAAGTTCTCCAGGGAGATGAACAGCGGGAATTGATAAACCCCACACCAGTCCCGCAGCTCAGCGTGTAGTGCGTCGAAGTCAGCCATTGCGCTTGCCCCTCTTGAACTCTTCGGCCTTGCGACGTTCCAGCATGCCGCGTAGTACCTTCGGGAACGACATGGTCTTGCCGCTCTGTATATCGCCGTTGATGTCCTTGTAAGGACGCTGGTCGGGCAGCCTGTTCGGCATGCCAGGTGCGTGAAAATGTGATGGGCGCATCAGGATCCAAGTCCCTTCATTTCGACATTGAGCCCAGAGAGCGAGCTGTACAGGGTCCAGCGCTCAGGGAAGTTGAATCCGCGCGCCTCGAACCAGTCGCGATCCCATTCGGGTGTCTCTGTGGCCCAGATGAATTCACCCGTAGATAGTTCGACTACCGATGATTTAACGGTCTTCTCGTCAGGGTGTGCGACGAGGTAGTCACCCAGGTAGTAGCAGAACCACGCACCCGGGGCGAGGTCAGGTTCCTGGAGCTCGCCGAAGATGATGGCCAGCTTCCGCAGCACCCAAGCTAGGGGGTTCACAGAATGTTCTCCTTGAATTCCAGAGTGAGCCAAAGCCCATCTGGCTCTTGAGTAATTCGAACGGAATGCGCATCACCCCCGGGGATTGTCAGTAGCGCAGCGCCGTGGGTAAGCGTGAGGGCAACCTGGTAGTCCGAGCGAGGGTGACTGCGAATAGCTTGTGCGATGCGGCTTTCCAGTCGCACGCGGACGGAGTTCACATCTCCCCCAGATACTTTGTCTCGATGTAGCTTTGGGACTGACTTGGCGCGTCCATGGTGGGAGTCCAGTCGTGGAAGTTCCTCACACAGAAGCGAAGGTTCGTCTCCTCCTCAGGCTTGTCCCACCACACAACGTCGTCATCAAGGACGCGGTACTCGACGTAGCCGTTCGCCGCGTCACACCGCAGGATCGTGAACCCGAAGGGAGAGTTGATCGCCGTAATGCGATCCCTATCCATGAGAACAGGGTCGAGGCCCTTCCCGGCGAGCATGTACTCGTCGGCAGCCAGAATGACTGGTTCGTCGTCGCTATGGCCGACACAGAAGCGTCCAACCTGGCCATACCCCTCGGCCAGTACAGTGTCGTTGAAGAACTCTTCGCCGGTCTCCGGGTCTTGCCACCCCTCATCGGGCCACTTACCTACGAGTCGAAGCACAATTTCACTCAAGGCCCAGCTCCTTCGACCATTCCTCGAAATGCACCGAGGAGTTCTCGTCGCGGAGTGCCTTGCTGTCCAACCACTTAGCGAGCCCCTCAGCAGACTGAGCGGTGTATCGCCTCACAGCTTCTTCGGAGATTCCTCTGGCCTGTAGCGCCTTTGTGCGGTCATGGTTGTAGGAGGCGAGCACCACGCGCATGTTCGTGGCCATTCCCGCTGGGTACTCTCCATACTCTTCCAGGTAGTCGAGTACATGCGAGAGGGCCACATACAAGACCTCGCCGTATGAGATGGGAATCTGGGCAGCGCTACTCATCGCGCATCTCGTCCTCAAGGCGATTGAAGAAGTCTCCCTCGGCCTCGTTGTACAGCTCGGTTACGGTCTCCAGGAAGTTCTTGCCGACCTGCTGCGCGATGGCCTCGCCTGCGGCCACGCCCATGGGTCCATAAGCTGCATGGAGGTACTCAGCGAGCATCTCGTTGTATCCGAGAAGCCAGTCCGCGATCTTGTCGCGGTAGCTCTTGGGGATGTTTGTGTGTAGCGCCAGGAAGTTGATGAACGTTCGCGGCGCTTCGGCGATGGCGAATGGCAGTGAGATCGCGAATGGATCGAACTGCGGGGCCTGCGGGGGCAAATAAATAGGATCTGGGATTGGCTTGCGGGCCATTAGAAGTTTCCTCCACCGGTTCCGAATACTTGCGCCAACAGCTTGGAGCGCATTCCGATCGCGATCAGTTCTTTCTCAAGCGCTGACAACCGGCGCTCACAGAGACCAAGCTGGGCATTGGCGATATCGAGATCGATGCGCTCTTGCTCAGTCTCCTTGGCTGCGTGAGCCTTTGCCTTGCCAACTGCACCCCCGAAAGACATCATTTGACGTGCTTCGGCTACCGCGAATCGAGTTGCGCGCCAGTCCTTCTGCGCACGGTGCCAAGCGAGTATCTTGTTCCATTTCGTGATCAGGTAGTTCACCCGGTCCAACTCACGATCGATGTGATCCGGCGTGAGATCCGTATAGTCGTAACCCTCTAGCTCGTCACTCATTGCGGTAGATCTCCTGCAGCACACCGGGGATGTCTGAGTAGTGCAGTGCGCGACGCTCCAGGCAACGGGCCTGATCGTTCTTGCACTCGAGCCAGTCGATCCGCCACGACGTGAAGGAGCGCACAACCCTGCCGCCAAACTCTTCGACGTTCGCCGATTCGGGACTGACGGTGAGATTCGCAATCATTCGGCCTCATACCATTCAGTGACAGTGCGCTGCATCAGCTTCCGCTCAGGATGCTGGGATGTGTAGTTTCGCGCCTGCGCCTCTGTAAGTTCGCCAACCTCATCGCGGTGCGCCAGCTCTCCGCACGGATACGCGAAGTTCCACTCCAGGTGGCACTTTGGCAACGACTTAGACTGGATCTCGAGCTGCTCACTGACGCTGCTCATCCGATACCGTCCACAATCCCCAGCGCCACAGCCTCATCCATCGCCAGGTACCACTCTTTGTCCCGAATGCGTTCACGGAATTCGGCGTGCGAGATATTGCAGCGGTCATGGGCGTCGATGTATCGCTCCACCCACTTCTCGCAGAACTCGAGCTCATTGCGCACCTGGGCCATCGTCTGGTCATGGAACGTAGACAACGGCTCGTGCATGTAGATGTAGCTCATTCGTCCACCAAGGCGCTTATCACCAGCCTGGAGGATCAAGGAAGCGGCAGATGCAGCACGACCGCGTACGCGCGTGGTGACGTGGTGTCCTCCACCACCCGCAACAGACATCCGCACGAGCTCGTCGTAGATGGCGTCCCCGTGCTCCATGGACCCACCGGGTGAGTTGATGATCAGATCGATTGGACGCCCAGGCGTATTGATATCGATGTCACGAAGATGGCTCAGGGTCTTACGGGCGACCTTGTCATCGATCTCGCCATGGAGACTGAGCTCTGCTGGATCTGATGGTTCTGCAGACATCAGGCAACCCTCTTCAGCTCGGGGACGACACGAAGCTTGCGGGCCCACTGGCCACCACGAACAATGTCTCGGCCACGCGCAAGGGGAACCTCGTAGATCCCCCACTTCCAGCGGCCACGCGAGTCGGGTGTCTGCGGGCAATGGAACATCAGAGCGGTCTCGGTGTCACACTCATGGTCAGCGAACTCAGCGGTGCCATCGGCGTTCGGCCAGAAGTCGGCCCACGGAATGTCCTGATGGACAGCGGAATCCTGGTAGAGCTTGCCAAGTACGTAGAGCGCTAGCTGTGCGCAGACACCCATCCGGTACTGGTCGTCCTTACCGGTCTTGATGTCGACCATATAGCGGGTGCCATCCCATTCGACAATGCGGTCAGCGGATCCAGCCGCACGCAGCGTGGCGATCCGGCCATCCGGCAGCTCGATGCGATCATTCGCCTGCAGGAAGACCTCACGCGCCAGGAAGTTCATCCCAGGAAGGGATGCGATGAATTCGTGGTACCCATCCAGGATGGGCTTCATATCCTCATCAACCAGTGACCAGTCGAGGTTCCCCTCTTCCAGAACACCCGTGAAGTCGTGGATGGAAGTTCCCCGGGAGGACTTGTTCATCGCCCCGCCGATGGTCTCGGCCTGTGAGATGACCTCTTTGATCTCGCCCTTGCTCGAATCCCAGGAGCCGCCCTTGGCGATGATCGCCTTGACGCGGTTCAGAAGCTGGGGATTCTGCGCGAGACCGAACATGGCATTGGCCTGGTGCCAGGCGAACAACCCATCTCCGGGCTTGTCGAGATCCTTAGCCAGCGTCGAGCATCGCGAGTAGGCGACCCGACGTCCACCGTCAGGGGTGAACAGCATGGGTCGCTGGTATCGGTCCCGAGGGATGGCCCAGTCAGTAATTAGGCGCTCGCAAGCAGCTCAAAGTGGGCAGCTGTCGCGGTCAGTGCATCGACATCAGTGGAGCTCACTACCGCACCTCCATCTGGGTACGTCTCGGCGAACCATGCCTGAACGTCCTTCGACACGACACCGGCAGCCTTGGCTGCGGCCTTTACGCGCTCGAGTGCCTCAGCGGCTTCGGGGTTGGTAGCGACCTTCTTCGGCGTGGCCTTACGCGGCGCGGCCTTGGCTGGAGCTGATGCCGCGTTCCCGTCATCGTCCACATCTGCCACCAGACCAAGCGCAGCCATGTAGGCGTAGCGACGTGCGTAGGTGATCGCGGAGCCGTGAGCCTGCGGATCATTCTTCACCGGGTGGAGGACCATCGTCGAAGCGGACTGCTCACCGCTCTCATGGATGACAACAGACTTGAGGGTGTCGTAGATCTTGCCATCGGCATTGAAGTACGAAGGCTGCTGCGACACAGCAAGTCCATGCTTGGCCAGTACCGGCTGAGCCTCGCGCATCACTGCAGGAAGGTCCGCATACTTCGACTTGAAGAACGGGTTCTGAGTGTCCTTGGCTACGAAGCCAACTTCGGCCTGGAAGGCAACGAGGGCCTCTGCGAGGGTTGAATGCTTGACGGCTTCGCTCACCATGCTCCTATGTAGAGAAAAACGAAAAAAATGAATGCCCATGGCCACCATGGGATTTGAAACATCAATTGAGGGTCTTGTCGAGCACCTTGGTGATGAGCACCAGAATCCCCGCAAGCATGGCCATCACGAGCAGGAAGGCAGTTCCTGCCCACATGGGAGCGGTGACCCACCACCAGGACCAATCCTGGACTGGGTTATCCCAGGGACAGATCTTCAAGAGGGCAAGGATGCCAAAAAGGAGGGTGCAGCCAATCGTGCCGCCTGTGCTGGAATCACTCACGCTGGTGTCACTTTCTTCTGAGCCTGTAGGACCGCGCCGTGACTCCGGGCGACTCCACGGATGAGTTCCACGACCTGCCCCTGCGTACGGGCCGGGTCGTCGTTGTAGGCCGACACATCCCCACCGAATCCAGCTGGGAGCGCGCGCGAAATCAACCGGTGGGCTCCCCACCAGGTCCGGGCGTCGTCCTTCGCTGCCGACTTACCTACTGCGGCGTCAAGAGCCCCAAGGATGTCGTAGCGCATACCGTCGCCTACCCGCTCAAAGCGGATTCCCTGAGTCCATCCGTTTGCCACAAGACGGGCCCCGATCTGCAGAGTTGCCGATACCGCGTCTGGATTATCAAGCACGACAACGTTGTTATTACGCGCCAAGCGACGTAGCCAGTTAGCAGTAGACATAGCTGCAATTCTATCAACTACCCACATGATGCAGTTTGCTGGCGAACAAGCCAACTGTTGTCTCGCACCACATCAAGAGGCCATGGCTCAACGTCCATTCCTCGGAGTTCTTTGCACATCCGCCCGCGCTGGATCTTCAGCGTCAGTACAGCGTCTGCATCAGATTCCTTGTGCCGCTCGCGAATTGCCTCGTCAAGCAGGAAGAGCTCAAGGATGTTTTCGTTCCGACTCTCCAGGAACTTGGCTGCGGATTCACTCACGCCCCAAGCGTGGTGCTACTCCCCGACTGTGTTCGTGTGGGTTTGAGCGCCGAGGGACACGACCCCCTCGGCGGCGCAACTGCGCACTCAGGTCGACAGGAAGGGATACTACTTTGCTCGGCCTCCCTGAGTCTCGAGACCCATTCTACTGATGCTCCCATTCCTGGACTTCCTGATTGAAGATTCCCGCGTGTTTAAGCAGGTCACAGTGGTTTCACCCACATGAACCCTGCACCGTGTCGTAGCCTCCCTAAAAGGAGAGTGCGAACGCAGTGAGCACGCACCTCCCGCTAGGGAGGCCCACGCCGGATAGGCGTGGCTGCCCGAAGGGCATACAACCTCCAGACCGCAGTGTCCCCACTTGGGCAGGGTTCTCGGTGCAATGAATAACCCTTGCAGTCAACGCATCTCACGTTGACATAGAGGTAGTCGTTACGTAAGTCGGGAACGCTACTAGAGCGCGTGCGCGCGGGATAGCCACCCACACGAACCCGGAACGCGGTGCAACACTTTGGCTATGGGAATTGCTTACACGCCCGCTCGTTCAGCATCCATCGAGTACAAAGCCGAGTCGGGCATGATTCCGTGTTCTGCCGTAGCCACGTCAGCACGGCAGAACGAGTGGACCATATCGATTGGCGACGTTCACCGCTTCATCCTTTCCGGGAATCGAAGCAAGGCCGAGGAGCTAGTGCAGGCATACGGCGAGCTCTACGACTTCGCGTTTACCGCTCCCGTCAAACCACGTGAGCTCCAGAGGCTGGACTGCGACGAAGCCCGCGACGGCACGGTTTGGGCTGACTCGGATGAGGGGTTCCCTTTCCACTACCAATTCCGTGGACATCATTGGGAATACTTCGCCCTCGAAGGTGTCCGCAAGTGGACGGTGCTGGACGACCCGGACACGCTAACCAGCCATGGCCCTTACACAGAGGTAGTTAAGTGAGCCACCACTCCCCTCGACATAGGGAGATCGCATCGAGAGGTCTGATTCTCCTCACCGAGGTTGGATCCGGTCTGCATGGTGTGACTCTCGCCAACACTGACGACCATGACGAGATGGGCGTTTGCATCCCACCACCGGAATGCGTGCTGGGACTGGAGAAGTTCGAGCAGTACGCCGATCGCTGGCACGCTGATGGTACTCGCATTCCCGATGGTGTGCGTAGCCAGCACGGGGACACTGACCACACGACGTACGCACTGAACAAGTGGGCACGCCTTGCGGCGCAGGGTAATCCGACTGTGCTACCGCCGTTGTTCGCACCACCCAAATCCATCTACCACAAGTCCCCAGAAGGCCAACAGATCGTATCTAACCGGAATCTGTTCCTCTCCAAGGACGCTGGGTGGAGGTTCCATGGGTACCTCAAGGATCAGCGCGCACGTATGGTCGGCGAGAAGGGTAAGTCCAAGCACAAGAACCGCCACGAGCTGGTCGAGCAGTTCGGTTTCGATACCAAGATGGCGTACCACGCTCTTCGCTTGGCCGTCCAAGGTGCGCAACTAATGACGCACCACAACATCACCATCCCGATGCATGCGATCGATGTGACGTGGCTACGCGCAGTTCGACGCGGTGATTACGCGCTGGAAACGGTTACCGAATGGCTGGACACCTACACCGAAGGCCTTGAGGCCAACATCGAAACGTCCACGCTGCCTGATCACGTCGACCACGACCAACTGAACGACTTTCTCATCGGCCTGCACTACAGCTTCTGGAAACGCACGGGACAACTTTGAACACGAAGGGATACGCATATGAGTAACAAGCGCAAGGACAGCATCGGAGTTCTCTCCAAGACTCAGGGAATGGTGAAGCTCGCGAAGCCAGGCCCGCCCATCGCCGTTGGCACACGGGTCACTGGACACAACCTTGGCGCGGTAACCCACATCGTCTCCATTGAGGCTGAGCGCGTAGGCGAGAAGCGCGGCGTGGGAATTACTTTCAACGAGGATGGCAGCCTGAACGCAGTGAGCATCCACTCAGCTGAGGGTGCACTCGCGGAGTTCAAGCCAGGCGTCCATCTAGTCATCGGCGATACGGGCGATGTTGTCGTCTTCGACGATGACAACTTCTATGACCCCAGCAGCGGTGACCCTGTCGTCGAGGTTCCCTGATGAAGACGTACACCCACAACCCCACCGAGGTTGAGGCCATTCAGGTGGCGCGGCCATGGAAGCGAGTTCAGGATGCAATCCCATTCGCTCACCACGTCAAGGAGGCTAGCGGAGCCTTCGCGTTCTTCAAACTCTCCATGCCGGGGACGTTGGACGTAGCTCGCGCCTACGAGGGTGACTGGATCGTCAAGCACCCCAACGGGTACTACGAGAAGCTCACTGACGACGAGTTCCAGCGTGATTACGGAGACGGCGATGGCAACAGCGACTGAGACTGACGTCTCGCAGCTGGTGGAGGCGGCATTTGATGACTGCCGCTGTGGATCCACTACCAAAGAGGTCCAGCATCAAGGGAAGATCGCTGGACTTTGGGTAGGCCATACCTGCGCGAATTACCTACTGTGCGAGGCGCACTTGAAGCGAGCAATCGAGGTGTGTATCCCTCGGCACAAGCGCAAGGTAGAGAAGTTCGGTCACATCATCTGCGCTGAATGCAATCACAAGTTCCCCACCAATCAGGAATTCGTCACGGTGTATCCGCTATGACCACCGCGCTCCCTGATCTCAGGGATCTCGACATGGAATCCGTGCTCGAACACTCCTACAAGGACTACCACGTCAAGGGATTCGACTACCTCTGCCTTCATCGCTCAGAGGGTCTCACTCTGAAGGCCTACTTCTTCGAAGGCGATGTTCAGAACGCCAGCGAGGTGGTGAACCCACACAACCACCGCTACGACTTCCACACCACATGCTTGTCCGGCGCGGTGGAGAATCGCTGGTATCGGTCGTATCCGTTCGGATTCAACGGAGATACAAGGCCGCAGCGTTACAACATGTTTGAGTGGCGTACCCCGCTCAACGGTGGTGGTGGCTTCACCCTCAGTGGTGAGATCACGCTGCAGAACTACCGAGCGATGCAATGTTCGCGCGGCGAGGGATATGACATGGCAGCGGACGAACTCCACACCATTCAGATCCTGAAACCTGACACCGTCCTGCTCTTGGTCCAGCATGAGGATGTGGTGCCAGTCGATCAGCCAACGCTGACCTTCACACAGTCGGTTGAACCACCGGATCTTTCGGGTCTGTACAACAAGTTCACTGCTGACCAGGCTGTGAAGAGGATCGAGCAGCTAAAGTCGCTGACGGCGGGATAAAGGGACAGGCCCCTTCGTTCTCGGACGCCCCTTCCGGGAGGCTTGCGAGGCACGAACATAAGTTGCAAGAATCAACCCTGTTTTGAACGGCACAGAAGCCGAAAGCGGGAAACCATGAAGACACATGGGGACGAACGCGCACGCGAACGCGCGGCGTTGAAAGCGGAGTACGAGGCCGGTGCCAGCATCCGCGCCCTGGCTACTGCTGGTGGGCATTCCTATGGCTACGTCCGCGATGCCCTCACCCAAAGCGGCACCCAGCTACGTGGACGCGGCGGGGCGAACAACCGTAATCCGATCCCCATCGCGCCCGAGAAAGCCTATCGGCGACAGCGTGCGGCACAGCCAACCCCGGAGCAGTAGAACGCTAGCCCGTCCGACCGCAGCATGCCTGCACACAGCAACCGGCAATTCGCATTGCCCAGGTGACGGTAGGTTACCGGCAAGTTGAGTACCACGATCCGCGCTAGCACTCTGGGATAGCAAACACCCAAATTGTCGATAAATCTGGACATTGCCAGGTGTCTTCTGACATGATCCGAGAAACATAGCTACACCCGCGCCGGTGTGTGGCACGAGCGGGAGGGCTTTCTCGGGTGGTAACGAGTGATCGTTGGCGCATGTCGCCAGCTTTGCGCCGCACATCAGCAGTCATCGCCGTCACGGCGCTAGCCATTGGTGGTGCGAAGATCGTCAGCGACCACACCATGCCCGGCAGCGGATTCTCGACCGTGGCGACGGTGGCAGCTGATCCAACTGGAGGCCCGACCGGAGGCCCTGGCGGTCCGGATGGAATGAACGGTGGTGCTTTCCAACCTCCCGGTTTACCGCCCCAGCAACCCGGTTATCAGGGCGGTATCAACCAGCCGCCCCTGAATCAGGACGGCGGGGTGAGCATATACAACACGGGATCGCCTGGCGCACAACAAGTTCCGGGTCAGCAGGGAGCACAACAGCCTCAGCAAGGATGGGATCAACCCGCGCACGGCAGTCAAATTCCTGATTACCAGACCAACCCCGGATACACCCAAGGCCCTGGTCAGCCGAACCCTAACTACCAGGCACCGCAGCAGCAGTCCCCGCAGCAAGGCCAGCAACCCCAACAAGGTCAGCAGCCGCAACAGCAGCAGCCGGAAAACCAGCAAGACGATCGTATCCAGCAGATGGATCAAGAAAAGCAGCAGAAATGCATGAACGCGGCCGTCAACCTCGACTATGTCAGTCTTGCCTCAGGCGGCGGCGGGTCTCTCGACATGCTGCCAGAGGACCCGCTAACCCCCTTGGTGCCGTGCAACGGCGCGTGCTCACAGCTTAGCCAGCCCGGAGGAAGACACAGCATCCAGAAGAAAGAACCGCTGCCGAAAGCTGATGACCCGAAAGCTCAGAAGCAAATTGATGAGCTAAAGAAGATGTACGAGGATCAGGCTAAAAAATGCGGCGTAACCGATATTATAGGCGATATTGCGCAAATTAACACTGGCATCTACGGCGTGATCCTGAGCCTTCCGGCCATTCCAGCCTTTGGAGCGGGTTTTGTCTCAGGAATCGGTGCCGGTTGGGTGGCCATAGATGGGATATCCAAAATAGCTGATTGCACACGTAGCTCCCAAGGAATTCACTTCACACAGCCAGGTAAGTAAGGTATCCAGAATGATTATTGCCACTATTGTTGTCGGTATAATTCTCTTAATTGCTGTGTCAATTATTGTGGGCATGACATGGAAGAGCCCGATGCCCGTCAGAATCCGAGTTTCGGCTATCGGTATGCTCGTATGCGCTGCCCTCATGTGCATAAGGCTAGGTATCGACATCTACCTGGGTCTCAGCTGGACCAAGTCAGCCGGGTTTGTAGCCATGTTCATCGCATCTTCGGTCCTGGTGTGGTTCGCAGGTAAGAAGAAGATTGAGCAACAATCAAAGAAATGAACACTAAACTCGTCATCGCGGCTGCCACGCTCGTCGTGACAGCATGCGGACAAGACACCCCAACCGTCCAGCAGGCCACCGCTACGTCCACACAGCCATTAGCGGCGACGTTTGACAACATTCCGGGCCAGTATCCGGCGCAAGCTCCGGGTATTCCAGGGGCTAAGTCAGCGCCAGTAGGAGCGTGCGTGAGCCTTGAAGGTAAACGGGACGTCCCGAAACTGAACGTGGTGGATTGCGGCTCCCCCACCAACGGATTCAAAGTCGTGCAGCGCGTCTCGACACCGGACCAATGCCCTAAAGATGTGGATCAGCGGTTCTACCGCTACCCCGAAGATGAGGGTGAGTGGACGGCTTGCCTAGACCTTGCCTGGTCAGCAAATGATTGCCTCACCACAAACCAGACTTCCGCCCGTCGGGTGGCTTGCGACGATAAGAATGTCGCAAACCGGGTCAAGCCGGTGGGGGTGCTTCTCAATACAACCGACATATCCGGCTGCGACGAAACCGGCTATGCCCATCCTGACCGGAAATTCACGATCTGCATAGAGACACAGAAGTAGACCGACACCATAGCTCCACAACGAAAGAACCCCGGCTCCACTATGGAGTCGGGGTTTTCTCTTGTCTGCGGCGATCTGAGGGCGACTATGCGGCCATTGCTCGGTGGTCCGCGATCAACTCCTTCAGCTCATCGGATGCGAACCCTTCCCAAACGTTGTCATCATCGATCAACACCACAGGTGCGTTCATGAACCCGTGGGAAGTCACACGCTCATGCCAGGTGGCGTCCTCATCCAAGCGGATCTCCTCGAATGGGATTTCGTTCTTCCTCAGTTGGTTCTTCACCAGGGTGCAGCGGTGGCAGGACGGGCCGGTGGAAAAAACAGTGATGGTCAAGAGATTCCTTAGAGCGACCGCAGGTACGCGACTGCGGGTTCGATGTCGTAATTGATATGGGGAAGCGTCGGCGGCGACTGGGCGACGAACTGTCCCCCGTAGATGATCGCCCGGAACGCGGCGAAGATCTCCACAGGCGGATTGCGGATGATCTGGCCAACCTGCTCGAGAAGAGAGTCGGCACCAATGAAGGCATTCTTCAGCTCCTGAACCACACGGTAGACGGCGGTCATCATCTCGCCGGTCTTGTCGTCCGGGGTGTCGGTGTAGATGTCGCGGCCCCATGGAGTGTTCGCACCGTGGGCATAGTCGTACCACCAGACTGGGGTGTCGATGATGCGATCGTCACCAATGCCGCGACCAGTTGGTATGGGCCATCCAGCCGAGCGGTTGCCGTTAGCCACGCCTACCTCGCGGCAGGGGTTGCCGTAGGTGACAGCTCCGATGATGCGGTCCTCAAGGTCGGTGCCCTTGATATAGCGCTTCCACACCATCGAAGTGACGATGGCTCCCTGTGAATATCCGGCCAGCACGAACATCGCAGCCGGATAGCGCTCCAACCGCAGCTTCATCAGGCGAAGCAGCTCGGCGATGCCAGCATCCACCGAAGTTCCCATGGGGAACGCCGCAGCCGGGTAGTTGACGCCCTGCCAGCGGAACAGGCCGAGCACCGCGCGCGCGAGGTCGGCGGGATAGCCAGCATCCCAACCAGCACCCGTACCGGCCACAGTGAACAGCCATGGCTTCAACGCCTCTAGGACTCCCAGCGCCTTCTGAGTCTCGTAGTCCATGACGCCATCGGTGCGTAGCCCAGCCTTATTGCGTTGGAACGTCTTCAGCGCTTCAGTCAGTTCTGGGGTGAACTTCTGTGTCAGCGTCAACGACTTACCGTACGTAAACTTCGCGCGTAGCTCACCGATAGCTGCGAGAACAGGAAGGCCTTCCATGCCTTCCTGCCAGCCAATCCATGCCATAGGAACTGCTTTCAGAGATGGCGAACGGACCCACCGATAGCGGTGAGCCCGTCGCTTGTTCGATTAGTGAGAGGTGCGGTACTGGTCGATCAGTTCCTGGACCAGCTCCGGGTTGGCCTTCACCACGGTCTCAACGTGGGCAGGATCGGTCGCGCCTTCGCGAAGGATCTTCTCCACCAAGTCCATGGCGGTCTTGTTCTTCTTCAAGAACGTCAAAACTGCAGTGATACCGGCGAATCCGACCATGAGGCCATGAACCCAGTTGGGCGGCAGTCCATCTGCAATAGCCAACACAGTCCCTTCCTGCGCAGCGAGTGCGCCGAGGAAGGCAACGAGAGCCTTATAGATCTCTGGTAGACGACGCAGGAAGTCCATCACTTACCTCCGAATAGCTTCCCGATCGGCCCGAGGATCTGCTCTACGGCGTTCTCGACGGTCTTCTCGATACACTCAGGCAGCATTTCCCAGGCTTCGGTCTTCGCCTTTTCAATCTCCTCGCGGATGATCTTCTCGATCACCGGCTTGAGCTCACGCACGATCGGCGTAACGACTGCTTCCCCAACGAACTTCGCTAGTGCGCTCACTTTGCAGCCTCCTTGTATGCCTCGAGGATCTCCTTGGGCACCGTGGCGAGCACCTTCTTCGCACGCGCTACGTTGCCCTTGTCTGCCACAGCGCCTTCGCCTGCAGCAGTGCGAATTACGCGCTGCAATGAGTCCTCATCACCAAGAACTGCAAGGCGCTCAATGAGCTCCGCATGCTCCATACCGTCGTCATTCAGAAGCATTCCAGCGAGCGTATCCACGGGGCCCTCACCCGGGGTGCGGTAGATCGAGCGGGACTCCCAGCGGTTAGTCAGCTCGAAGTAGACGCGGTTCAGCTTCAGCCGATCGTCGTCGTTGAACATGTCATCCTCTCCAGCCTGAGCTGAGAATTCGAGTAGGTAGTTGTTGAAGACGTCCCACGGGAAGTTCGGGCCGACGTCGGTGTGGCTTCCGATGCCCAGGCCGACCGTGATGCCGTTGTGGTCAGTGATTCCGTCAGTGGTGGGCAGCTGCGAATACTTGTTCCCCACCAACAGCTGAACGGGAATGCCGTACTTCAAGCAGTCCTGCACGGCGAGATAGGCCGCTACGCGAATTGCCTTGTCGTACTTCTCCAGCCACTCAACACGACTCATCGCCGCGCGCGACCCACCGAACACCAAGTTGATGGTGTAGTTGTTCGCGTCTAGGACAGACCAGGAAGCATCGTCGGTGTCGACCAGATCCCATGTCTTGCCGTCTGGGTTGACGAGGTAGTGGTACGAGACCGAAGCCCCCGCCATGTAGTCGACGAGGTCCATACCTGCAGCACCCTCGGAGGTGTGCAGAACAAAGAGGCGCGGCTTACGGCCATTGCGGGACTGCCAGTTTGGTGCCCACTCCCCGATAATGTTGATCTCTTCGAAGAACCTTGGCGGGAGAACAATCCCAGTGGTCAGTCGGTTGAAGTACTCAACAGCCACTCCCATTGCCTGGTCGTAACGATCGGGGAACGCGGAGCGCTGTACCTTCTGGGCACACTGGCCTGGGGTGAGGGTCGGATCGTTGTAGTCGAAGGCCTTGATGCCGTACTTCGTAGGGTTCGCCAAGTGATCGAAGAACATACGAGCAGGCGCGTAAAGGTCCATACGCTCGTCGAGCGAACCCCATTCAGCAAAATTCTGCTGCTGCATGTAATTAACGGACATACCGTCCGAGCCCACCGCGTCATACTTGAACCTCTTGTCAAGGGACTCTGGGTAATTGGAGTTCGCATAGAAGACAAACTTGGACTCAACCCAACCGGTTGCGAGCGCGATGTGGATACCGCGCGAGGTGATGCCCATCTGCTGGCCCACCTGGATGATGACGCGCGCGATGTCATCCTTGGTGTAGTACATGAATCCCTTAGGGAGTGTCGGCGATGATGATGTCGGAGATCTCAACCCCGGGAGTCAGAAGGTCCGACTTGAAGCCAAGTCCGAAATAGCGCTCCCCTTCACCGTGATTCACGATCTGCGTGGTGTCCGTCCAGCTGACGATTGGAGTCAGGGAAGTTCCCACATATAGGGAGTAGGTGTTGGTGAGCGGGTTGTACTCAGCGGTGTAGTTCTGGTTGGTTGCCGTCGAGTAGTTCACAGGAGTAGTGCGCGACTGGAGCGTCACGGGCCCTGAACCGGTCACAACCTCTACGGTGTCGTGATCCCATAGACCGGATAGGAACACTCCCCTATGACGGATGGCCGCATAGTTGGTCATGTCATAGTTCGAGCAGATCGCCACCCAGCCGTAGCCAGCTCCAAACCGAATAGTGTTGTACGTAAGTCGGATTGCGTCTGTTTTCAGTGGAGCGAAGTAAAGCATCGCAACGTCGTCGAACAGGGTTGGCCCACCGCCAGCGCCATCGGTGATAGAAGCCGCCGCAACAGCATTGGGAAGGCTGCGGCTCGAATTGTCGTAGACACGGGGCTTGCCGTTCATTATGCTCCAGGCGGGATCCACCACGAAGCCAGGAGTGCCGAAACTGTAGCGGTACTGCACGCCGTCGAACTCACCCGAATGCGGAGGAGCGTCTGGGAATGGGGCCTCGCTGCGGATCACTGTCCCCTGGAGCTCGAGCCTTGGCTCATCCAACTCCGGTGTCTGTACATGTAGTGTCCAGGAAGCACCACGAGGTAGGGCGTTCGCAATAGCCTTGGTTTCAAGGAAAGTCACGGTTCCGCCCGCGACAACGCCCTCGTATGTTCCCAGCGTCTGGCTGTACGTGTTCTTGATCGTCAGGAAGGCTGTGGTACCCGAAGGAAACTTCTTTCCACCACTCAATGTGTACGAGTAGTGGAGCGGATTGTCGCGATTCAGCTCAAGAGGCTGGTTGCTGAGAACCCGAGTCGAGGGCGTCCAAATCGCCATCAAAACTCTCTCTTTCAGTGTATCAGGAGACGCGCTTCGCGAGATTGATCTTGCGCCGCAACGCGATACGCTCTTCCTCATCTAGGCCAGTGATCTTTGGGAAGAGGTCGTCAAGGATGTCCGTCAACCCCGTTACTGCGCCCAAGAGCTGGTCTAGGCGGTCACGTAGTTCGGCATTCTCCTTGCGGACTTCCTCACGGATCGCGGTCGAGATGGCCGAAAGAACCTGCGCCTCATCGACCTTGCGCTTGCGGCGACCTGTTACGAACTCGATGGCCTTGCTCAGTACGCCACCAGCTGCCAGTGCCCCAAAGAGGGAAACGACAGTTTCGGCGTCAAGATCAATGAGTTCGTCCACAAGGCTCACAACACGGCCCAATCAGCGACCTCAGTATCGGCGGCATAGTGACCACCCTCTGCCGAGTGCATCACTGCCCACCTTCCGTCCGCGCGCTGAATCGCAACGGAAAGCCGATCCGCTGACACGCGAATCTCCGGGGTCCTATTGTCAGTCAAAGGTTTTCCTATACAGATGTGGTGGTATCGAGCCCAGGGACATCCACACCACGTGTCGTCTCATCAACGGAGAGAGCGCGACTCTCGCCGGAAACGACACCCATTCGCTCAACTGAGGCGATGTCCATCGCTCGCTCAGTTACACCCACAGTTGCGCTGCGTTCGCTTTCAATCACCGCGATATCGCGTTCAGTTTCAATGACGCTCGCCGAACGGTCCACGGGATCGACGTAAAGAATCTCGCGGACGGATCCGAACCAGGCCCACATAGATGCGTTGACCACAAGCTCGGTGTCAGCGGAGAACTGGGCCCCCACCATTCCGGCGCTCAGTACCTCAACAGCCAGGCTCGCCGCTGCCGCGTAGTTGACTTGAGCTGCGGCAGTCATCGCGGCTACTGCGTCAAGACTGGTATCAGCGACATTTCCACCAGTGGCATCTGATGGACCATCTGCGGCGACTGCCAGTACGGCGTCTGCCCCAACAGTCCTCTGCGCCTCTGCGGTAAGGAATGCCACTGCCACGAGGTTCGCGGCCAGGCTTCCTTCGTACTTGAGTCCACCCTGAGTCTGGGCCGTAACGTCAAGCACTCCGCCGATGGCCTGACCACGTGACAGTGCCGCAGTAAGTTCGGCTGCCAGATTCAGAGTGCCTGCCACGCCGAGATCTACGTTCGCCCCAGCTAGCATCGAGGCCGCGAGGGTGAGACTGACATCGCCCACCCCGAATTCAGTCGCAGCCGATGAGGTAGATGCCGTCAAAGCAAGCGTGGACGCCGCGTTCAGAACTTTGACGATCGCACCAATTGGTGTGACGCCAAGGAACAGGTTCGCCTGAGCCTTGGCGTCATATCGATCAGCGCCGGAAGGCGTGGCTGTCGCAGAAAGATTTGCCCCCATTGACTGCCCGCGCGATAGAGCCACAGTCGGCGTCGCAACGACTGGAAGAACTCCAGCAGCCGTGAATACACCAGACAGCCCAGCGGAAGGAGCTGCGGCTACACCCAAGCTCGCTGCAGCTGTGTAGGCAACAGGCTCGTACCAGGCGTAGAACCACACGCGGCCTGCGCCACCAGCCTTGCCAGCATTGGCCATGCCGAACGCGCCACCCGAGCCGGGTCCACCGCCAGCGCCCGGATCAGTACCAGCGTTGTTCGTGGAACCGCCTACGCCCCCGCTGTAGGTGCGCCCGTTGTATGTCGCATCCCCTGGACTCTCCCCGGGCTTGTTCTTGCCGTTACCGGAATACGCTCCAGCGCCCCCTGCACCGCCGACTGCGGTGGTTGTGGAACCGTTGAACGTGGCCGTGGAAGCGCCACCGGCTCCTCCGTTGTTCTCCTTGGGGCCCGCAGTACCAGCTGCACCGACTACACCAGTGACAGCAACCGCTGCCCAGGAGCCGCCGTCCACCCGCACAAGCTGGTAGGTCTGCCAGGTCGCCTTCTTGCCACCCTCGCCGGTTGTGCCAAGACCACCATCACCGCCACCGCCACCGCCGCCTCCACCGATGAGGATGACGTCAACGCGGTTAGCCTCTGGGGGCAACGTGTAGCTGTACGAGCCGACAGTAGAAAAAGTCGACAGCCCCAGCGCCATTTACGCCGCCAGTGGGCCTAGAGACAACCCGCAGGACGTAAGGGTCAGGGTGTCGCCCGACTGAACGTTCTTCGATACCGACAACGCCGCCGACCACTGGAAGTTGCCGCCAGAGCTCGCATCCCAAACTGAGATGTGAGTGATGGTCTCGGTAGCGGTCATCGACCAGGATGGGTTAGTTCCAGTAAGCGCGATGGCCCCGGAGGCGGCGACCGCGAAAGTCGCCTGACTCCTTGATGTTACAGCCGAGCCAGCAGTGGTACCTGCTGCGCCAGGATCGGCGGTGTGAAGGCGAACCCACAGCCCACCAGGCTGTGCCCATGCAGTACCACCACGGAGGTGGTCAAGAATCTTGTTAGCAAGATTGACAGTGTGAAGACCAACCGTCATACGGAATCCTTTGAGTCACTGGGGCGCTCAACTTCGGCGTCTGCCCACACCGTCAGAGCGAGAACAATCTGAGTAGGCTCGGTCACCTACATCTCCTTGATTTCGACCGTGAAAGTTCGGTCATCTTCACGACCACCGTTCGTAATGACGTGGACGGTGACGTCGTACTTATTTCCGGCTGCACCGGCAGAAACCCAAACGGTCACTGCGTCAACAGTGTTTGAAACAGTTCCGACAGTTAGGCCACCACTTGGGGACACCGTCGCCGTCGCAGACGTGATGGTGTCACCGGGAGCGAGCCAGGCACTCCAATTAAGTGTGTAGTCGAGAACCGCGTCAGGATCTTGCTTGAATGTCCTGAGCGACAATTGAACTCCTAATTACGGGCCCGAGAACCCAACACTCGAAACGATGTTTTCGTTCGAGTCGGTGCCGGTGATCTGGATCCATGACGGATTGAGTTTCCCGTCAGGGTCGAGACCCCCACGCTCAACGGTGAAGGTGATGTCGGGTAGTTCAGGCATGGCGAATGTGGTCATCGCTGAGGCCTCTCTGGGTTATGCGATTCGTCGGCCATCGAATGTTGCGATGCCCGATAGGGCTGTGATGCTGCGCGAAACAACGGTTTCCGACCCTGTTGAGCCATTGGACCGTAGGTCGTAGTCGACCGCGATAAATCCGGGCTGCACGAAATCTCCAGCCACAAGCGGGATCTCAAACGGGCATCCCGACGGAATAGCCCCGGTGATGCGAGTGCCGTTCTTGTACACCACCCAATAGGGAACGGACGTGCCCTTGGCGGTGACTGATCGGTACGTCGTGTTAATCCGGTACAGGCCGGTGGTGGCGATCTCGATGCGTGCCGTGCCCAGGTCATCGAGAGTCACGTCGGTGGTGTAGTCGTTGAACGTGAAGAACCCGGACGGGAATGCACCGGACGAGTAGGGCCCGTACGTCACATTAGCGGTGCTATCGCGCCTGATGCTCCACGAATTTGACATCGAGAATCCTGCCCCCGCAGAGGTGTAGTCGGACATCGCGAACGCCGCGACACGGTACGAGTCGTAGGTGAAAAACGGGCTTGCCCGCTGAACGCTGAACATCGAATAGCGGTATGCCGCACCAATACTGATCGTGTTGCCAGCGTCCGTCGCCGAGAGAACCTGTCGACCATTGACCCGCACGAAATAGTTGGTGCCCGAGCAGCGGATCTCGACGCGCGCGCCTTGCTTGACCGCAGAGAGTCCCGTCTGAAGCGTTAGGGGTGCGCTGAACGACCAGCTAGAGCCCGACCGGGTGAACTTGCCGATACGGATCTCGCCCTCTTTGGCCAGGCAGTAGGCTCCCTGCGTGCGGCCCGAGTCGCAGCGGATGTAGACACCGGAGTAGTAGTTGCCGTTCTGGGTGTCGCCCAACACAAACGACGCCGACTGTCCATCGGTGGCATAGGTGTAGTTCGGGCTGGCGAAGAAGTACCCGTCCGGGTTGCCATTCTTCACGCCCGCATATCCCGAGTCCCCACGAATAGTGATATCTCCCGGGTTGGGGCCGGTAGTCCAGTCCGTCGAGTTCAGTGCGGCACCGTCAGCACCAGAGAACACGAAGCTGTAGCTGTTGCCACCGCCCGTGTTCTGTTCGGTCTCCTGCTCCTGCAGCGTGGTCTGGGCGGCAATCGCGCTCTTCAGCGCGTCCTTCGACAACCCCAGAAGCCCAAGCAGGGAATCCTTCGCCTGATCGATCTGATCGGACAGGGTTCCCGAGGTGCCAGTAGTGGTTCCGTCAGCGCCCTTCTTTACGCCGGACAGCATGTTCCCCAGGTTCTCCACAAGGCTGGTCACCTTGTCGATCCCGAGGTTGCCGTCATGGGTCAGGTTGGAGGTCTTGCCCGTAAGCGCGTTCCACCAGTCCTTGACGTCCTGAAGGGCCTGATTGATCGGGGTGACGAGTACGCCACGGAAGATGTCGATGACCTGGTTGATCATCGAATTGATGCCGTTAAGCACTCCCCCAAGGCCTGCGATCATGTCCTGCGCGAACTGGCCTGAGACGATCTTCGAGGCGTCCAACCCTGGGATCACGCTGCCCGAAAGCAATCCTCCGATTAGAGTTGCTAGCTTCCCAACCGGGGCCAGGATCATGTCGATGAAGATCCCCGCCGCCGCCAGCGGATTGAATGTTGGCGAGTTGAAATCGATATGCGCGAGGAACTGCTTCAGGTTGTCGAACCAAAGCTTGAGCTCGGCGATTCCGCCATCGGCCACGCCAGTGATCCACTTGACGATGTCCCCGAGAAGTGGAACTTCCTTCAGGCTGTTGAGGAATGCTTCCATTCCCCCGTCGAGGTCAATATTCAACCCCGGGAAAAGCCTGTTGATCAACGCCTCAAGGATCGCGAGCGGCAACCCAAGAGCGGCGTTGAGCCCGTGGAAGATCGCATCAGATGCGTTGTTCAGAGACGTGGTGTTCTGAACGCGCGCTTTGAGCATGTCCTCGATGGGCCCGCGCTGACGACCGGCTAGATCGCCTAGTCCCGCACCAACAACGCCGCCGTCATGTCCAGAGAGGTCATAACCACTCGGATCGCTGCCGGACGGCATCGTCATGGGTTACTCCTTGGACTTGATGTACTCAGTGAGCAGAATCAATTTCTTGATCTCCGACTCGAACTGCTTCGAAATCTTGGCGCGCTCTTCGTCGCTGCCAGCAGACTTGATCTTCTTCAGAAGCTCCGCATACTCGGGATGTTCCTCGGCGATATACCCAAGAACCTCTTCAGCTTTCGCCTTGAGGTTAGAATCTTCCCCGAAGTCTTCAGGCTTCTCTTTGACAATGTCCGCGACTGCAAACTGGCCACCACCGACCGCCCATTTCGTGGCAAGCTCTGGGTGCCAACGCAGTCCGAGTTCCCACCACAATTCCGAAGTGGGCTCCCAGGATTGGACGATCGCCATAACCTGATTAGGATTCGCTCCCGGGCGGGGATCAACCATCCCAACGCCAAGCACCCAGGCCATCCCCTTGGGGTTATCCGGGTCTGGCCGATGCACGTTAACTGGAGGCATCTGCTCCTACCTCTATTGTCTCATGAATTAGCCTGCAGGACAGCGTCAACTAATGAGGTGGACACCGATGTTCTGAAGGATGTCCTTGATCTTCTTAGTTAGCCGGGCAAGTCGTTCGCCAACAGACATCGCTGCCTTGTTCTGGCCGATCTTGACCTGGACGCTCACAGGCGTACTGGATGCGTTATCCCAAGACGGAATGATCTCTTCGACCTGGGAAACGAAAATGCGGTCACCGTATCCACGGCTAGTGGAGCCGACGCGGGAACCAATTGCGAAGTGGGCACCCGGAATAATCCAGGAGTTACCCCTCAATGACAGTGTATGCGAGGTCTCCGACTTCGATGCCAGGAAACCACCACGTAGAGCAGCCAAAGCGGACAGCGACCACGAGTTATTCTCCGCGCCCTGCTGATACAGCTCCCAAAGGTGAACCCATCCAAGGTTCTTCGCGCGTCCAGTGTTCTTCCACTCGAGCCATGCGGCGATCGTTCCCACGAGGAACGGCATGATCACGTCAGCTGCAATAGTTCCTGCCGACGAGAATCCACCAAGAAGGAAGTACCCGAGGATGTTTCCAGTGGTCTCAATAATCAGGCGTGCGATAGCATCTGCCGCAGGGTTATCACCACCAACCACCACAGACACTGCGGTTGCCGGACTCCACGTGAGCTCGCTAGTCTCGATCGGAGACCAGCTTGAATCTCTGATGACCAACCACGGCATTTGCGCCAAGGTGGCAAGCCACCCGCTCCCGTAGTATTCGTCAGGGTGGTAGGTCTCGTCATCGGAGATGACAGTTGCGGTGTCCTCAATGAATCCACCCACGTACTGCACAACCGAACGGACCATGCCGTCAGCGATCGTGCCGCCCAGGAAAGTACCGCCCAGGATCGGGTTGTAGTACCCACTGTCATCGACAATTTCAAAGATCAAGGCACCGTTGGCAGGATTCTCAACGAAGAGAATCCCGTTCTCAGTCTCGCCCTCATCGGAGAAGCAGCGCCTCCACCTGATAGTCAGCTGGGCGTCCTCAAGTGCATCCGCGATCACCGAGTCAATCGGGTTCATGCGGGTGCCGAGAACCGTCCACAGCGACGAATCATCAAGCGGCAGTGGGTTGGCCTTGATGTGACACTGCCAGTTCTCCCACTCGGTAGGCAGTAGCCCGAGCCACTGACTAAGGTCGAATGGATCGTCTGGCAGGTGATAGATGGGTGCCTGAACTCGAATCAGGTTGATCAAGATCATGATCGAGCAGGCCCACTTCGCGGGGCCCAGGATGGGCAGCACCCTTGGCCACTGGAAGACTGGGATAGGTAGGGCCGGGTTCGGTGGTCCGAGAAGGAACTGGAGAAACTGCAGGTCGTCGTTGAACGTTAACTCCATGTACGCCATGCCGTCTCGCATCTTCTTGGCATGGTGGTGAAGCAACCCAGTCCAGCGGAGTTTGCCGCCAAAGAAGTCGATACGAATTACGACGTTCTTTCGCGCGTGTGGATCGTCTGGAATGGAGCGCATCCATTCCGAGATGTAGTGATCGAAGCGCAGCTCCAGAACACCCTGTGTGGAGGTGTTCTTCTTGAACGGGAACGAAGCCTTGATGGTGTCGCGGTAATCGACTCGCCCGTAGAACTCCAGGCCGGGTGATCCGTCCTCCTTGTTGCGCCAGAACGAGATAACAGGCTTGGCCATTCGGAGCCACATCAGCTCCTGGCGGTACGCCTCAACGGAGGTACCGATGTCCGCGATCTCATCGAGAGTCCTTAGGCTCATACCGCACCCACTGGACGGCTCCATGGGCGCGAGTACCACTTAGGGACCTCGAGCAACATTCGGTACCCACCAACGACGTCCTTCACCTGAATGGGAATGCGGCTATATGTGCCGCCAGCGATTGGGTACAGAAGATCCTTGCCTTTCCAAAGGCCCTGGAGATGAATCCTGTTGGCTGCCATGAGTGTCTGAACTCGAGGATCGGAATCAGCCACGCATCCAGCACCCTTGGGTAGGTATGGGAGTTCGACGGTGCGACCTGAGTCCTGAATCCCTCGCCCGTACTCCTGGTTGCCGAACGAGAAGTCAGGCAGACGCCACCGCGCCTGATCAGTGAGGGTCCACCTCGGCCAGACCGGAACGTCACAGTCCACATCGAGCTTGAAAGTCTGTCGACCGCTTGAGGTATCGCCCGACCACTCGTAGAAGTCCGAGGGGCCGACGTAGAACGGGAGCTCAGCAGCGAGCGTCATAACCACGGTGCTGCAGGCGTAGAGCGCGGGATCTTTACCTTCCCAGCCGCCGTCCTCATACGCTTTGGGCTCTTCGAGAAGCCGAACCTTCAGGTCGCGGTATCCGTCAGAGGTGGTGAAGCGAATGGTCGCTTCCTTCACATAGTCAAATGCGAAGCGCCACTTCGAATCGATGGTGCGCCATACTTCGGCGTCTCCCCCATCGTCAAAGATGTTGACGGTGAAGACGACGTCACGCCTCTCCCAACGGAAGTCGACGAATGTCTGGCCGTAGGCACCCGGAAGCCATAGAGACTTGACCGGAGCGTCGATCATTCCCTTGAGCTTGGGCATGAGATCAACGCCCTGCTCGCCCTTACCAGGCCCGGAGATGCAGAAGTACTCCCCGTGGACGCCGAAGATCTCAATTTTCGCCGTGTTGTCGATAGTGTCCATCACAAATTTCCCGTAGAAGGGCAATGAAAAGCGCAGCAGTAGAGGGCGTTTAGCCGTACTTCTGGATGTATGGCATTGCTGCCTGCGCGTCCGACGTCTGCTGAACCCGCTTGAATTCGTCGAGGTTCGTGACGTGGTACTGACGGTTGTCGTTGACAAGCTTTGGCACGCCCGTCTGCTGCGGCTGGCGCTGCGGCATCATCGGAATACCCGAGGCCGACTGAGTAGATCCACCAGTCGCGGTTCCGACCATCAGGGACGACAGGATGTTGACCGCACCAGAGATGGCCTGGCCACCGATCTGGAATCCAGCCTGAATGCCCTGTCCCGCTGCACCACCTGCGCCTGGAGCGCCCATGTTTGTTGCCATTGACGCTGCGGTTGCGGCAAGGCTTCCGATCGCACCGGCAGCACCCTTGATAGCGCCCGAGACGCTGGGGTTGTTGTGCTCCTGCGACATAGGTGCGGCACCGAGAGTCGCGCGTGCATCAGGCTGATCGGTAGGCGATGCACCAGGCTGAGCCCCAGGGTCACCGGCCTGCGGACCAGCACCCAAAGCAGCGCCAGCGCCACCGACTTCGGCCAGAGCGTCATTGACAGTGGGGAGGGCACCAGGGACAGGCGCGGGAGCAGTCGCCCCTGGCCCCGGTGCACCTCCGGTCGAAGGGACCGCACCCGCCGCGCCAATCGACGGCATGGGGGTGTTTCCCGGGCCTGGCTGATCCGACTGGTCAGGCTGGCCAAGGTCGAGCGGTCCAGGGGTTTGTCCACCGCCACCTGGAGCAGGTGGGGGTGGAATGAAGAGCGGGAATCCACCATCGGCGAATCCATTGCGCGGGATCTTCTTGCTGTTCAGGGCATCGAACAGCGCAGGCCCGTAGAACTGGGTTGCATCTCCACCCATGCGGTACTCGCCCGTGGATAGCCATGCAAGGTTGTCAGCCCATCCACCGTTGGCGAATCCAGTGCCCTTGCCAATGCGGTTCGGCGATCCGTCCTTGTTTACACCCCAGCGCTTGGTGGTGTAGTTGATCGCAGCTGCGATCTGCGAAACAGGGTCGTTGATGCTTCCCGAGCCGATATTCTCGACCTTGTAAGCGTCGAAAGTGGTTGGCAGGAAGTTGAATAGACCCTTGACGGTCTGCTTACCACCCTTGCCATCGGAGTCATTCGGGTTGATCGAGAAAGGGTCACCCTTCGACTCGGTCCAGATCTGCTCCTCAAGAGGCTTCTGCCACATCGCAGGATCCACACCCATAGCCGCACAGATCTGCGCGATGAGCGCTCCGTAGCGTGCGTGGATCTGCTCCTTGGTGACTGACTGCCCGAGACCACTGGTTGGGGTTGCGCCCTTGCCCGAGCTGTTGGAGCTTGGATCGAAGGACATCCCATTGGCCGACAGTTTCTGCTGCAGCTGCGGGCTCAGTCCGGCGATGCCATTCGTGTAGTCCGACATCGCCTGGTCAGCCACATCGGTTCCTGCTGATCCGCCATTGAGTGCACCCATGAAGCTGCCGAGTGGGTCGCTCTTCTTCTTGGACTCATCACCGAGGTAGAAGTTGCCGACCTGCTGGGCAGCCTGCAAGTAGGTCAGGTCGAGCCCGAACATTCCGGCCAGGGCCTGCAGACCTACCTGACCCACCTGCTTGGCGATGGAAACCGGCTGAATGTTGTCAGGAAGAGTCTTCAGTGCCGCCAACAGGTTTGGCGTACCGGATCCACCGGGAAGCTGCTGATACACACCCGGGAGACCTGACTGCCCACCAGGCATGGGAATGGACCAGCTCTGGCGAGTGTGGACGTGGTCGGTGTGGCCACCCCAGTCGTCTCGGTAGTAGTCCTCGATCGACTGGTTCACGCCACGATCGCCAGGATCGATGCCGATCTTGGTTCCGTCACGCGGGTCCATGAAGATGACCTGCTCCATACCTGGAACAGACTTCACATACTCAGCGAAGGCGCGCAGATTCTCGGGAGGCCCGGACCAGTCGATCCCCTTGTTGAGGCCAGCCTTCTCCTGGTGGCCAGGGTAGGTGGACGGCTTCACACCGAACGCGGCACCAACCTGGTTAACCCAGTCGGGGAACTTGACACCCTGACCGCCGTACCCCTGACTGTTAGAACCAAGCGCAAGTCCGTAAGGCTCACGTACAGCAGGGATTCCACCGCCGAGTGCTACATCTGCACCTGGGATGCTGAGATCAGCACCGGGCCCAGGAGTGACAGGCGTGTCATCGAGGGGTGGGGTGGGCTTACCGATAGACGGAGGACCACCCGGGTTTAGGGTCTGCTTCGGCCCGATTGGTGCGAGGTCGGGAGCAGGCGGAGGAGGCGGTGCAGGAAGTGGCGCAGGCCTGCCCATTGCGATATCGATCGCTGGGCTACCAGTTGGACCCGGCGCGGGAGCTGGAGCAGAGGGACCAAGCATTGCCGATGTGATGTCGGGAGCTGGCAGCGGAACGGGTGTTGGTGGCTGCTGCGGAATGTCGAACGGGAATCCGCCACCGAAGTGGCGAGGGATTCGCTTGTTGTTCAAATCATCAAACAGCTTGACGCCGTAGTAACTCACCGCGTCTGCATTGGTGATGTGCTCGTATGGCGAGACGCGAACAAGGTTCATGTCATCGCGAGGACCGCCGATTCCCTTGACCAGTCCGCCGTCCTTGAACTTCTGAACGTCCAAGAGTTGTGCAGTGGCATCTGCGGTCAGGCGCGTCTCATACTGACCATCGCGAATCCGGGTAGTGGAGCCAATGGTGTTGTCAACATTCGGGTCGCGGTCGGTGGTGATGACACCGTTTCCGTCCTGACCAATTGCGATGTGCGACGAATCGTTTAGTCCACCAAAGGGCCCGAAGATTGCGCCACCACGGCCACCGGGCTTAAATCGGCCCTGACCATTGGACGCCTCATTCACCTGGCGCTTGTCCGCACTGTGCTGCCCCAGCGAGTTCGGAATGTCGCTAAGACCGATCAGAGGGGCCGCGAGGTCAATAGTCCCAGTGGACTTCAGGACCGACGTGAAGTCGTGTGGGATGGATCCAGTGGCTTGCCCAGCGGAAATGCGAGGCGTGTTGATAGCCGCAGGCATCCACGAGAAGATGTTGTGGCTCTCGAGGATTTCGTTGTAGGCCTTGTCAACCTTCGCCTTAGCCGTCTGATCGCCACGCAAGCCAGCGACGAATGTGTCCAGGTCGATGCCGCGCTCATTCCACAGGTTGGCATCGCCACGCCACACCTCACTGGAGCCGATAACCGACTTCAGCCGCTCCTGGCCTGCCCCGAGAAGCTGGCTGCGCTGTGCATCGTTACCCGGAAGCATTGCCGCAAGAAGCTGGGCATCGCTTTGCACCTGATTGGTGCGACGAGCATCCTCAAAGAGGTTCCGGTCCCCCAGGCCTGGGATCGCGTACTTCTGAGCCTTCTGAGCGGTATCGGTTACACCCTGCGCGTTGAGGTTTCCGGTGACATCGTCGATAGCACCCTTGAGATCCTCAAGAGCGCTCCTCTGCCTGTCAGCGTCCTCTGCGGCCTTGCGGTGCGACTCCCCCAGCTTGTCGATCGCCATGATCGCGCCACCAACGGCAGCAGTCAGTGCCAGCGGGCCAAAGAGTGCTCCAGCAAGAGCGCCAACACGGGTGAGCATCGAAGCCTTACCAGCTCCACCGATCTTCTCCCCGGCACGACCAGCCGCGTCACCAGCGTCAGTGAAGCTCTTACCGGCATTACCTGCAGCGGTCGCGGTTGCAGTGAGCTTGGGCTCAACGTCCTTTAGCTTGCGCCCGAACGCGTCGTACCTGTTGCCCGCACGGTCGACAGCTTCACCGAAGCGCAGGGCCTCCTCGCGGGCCTGGCGACTCGATAGGCCGGGAAGTTCCTCACCCTTGGCGATGCGCAGGTTGCGCGCAGTCGACTGGACGCCAGGCAGGTTGCGAGTTCCCTCGAAGCGTGCAGCCGCCTCAACGACCTTGTTGTAGTTCTTCCACGTCGAAGTAAGCCCCTCGATGATGGGCTTCACGGTGCGGTAAGTCAGGTAGACCTTCAGCAGAGTGGAGAGCGCGTGGGTGTGCTGCTCAATCCACCTGGCCGAGCTGATGAACACGCCGAGCGTTCCAAGCATTGCAGCCGACCACTCACGCGCGGCCTCTACTGCGTCACCAATGCCACCCTTGATGCGCTTGAGTGCATCCCATAGACGGTCGATGAAGTCCCGGGCCTCGTCAAAGTACTTGGCGAGCAGGTTCTGCCCACGCGTGGACTTCAGGAACTCGTCTAGCCTCTTAGTTCCATCAGCCAGCGAGGAGATCAATCCACCCTTGTGCCCGGATGCCTTGTCGAAGGCAGCGGCAACAGAGGAGACGATCCCACCGATGTTGAGCAGCGAATTGCCCAGATCGCCAACAGCCTTCAGTCCCGTGTCGATCCATCGGTCCAGTGATCCGTCAGCTGAGACGCGCTGGGTGAACTGGTCGAAACGGTTGAAGACAGCGGTGAATGCGTTGCCGATACGTGGCAGGAAGTCCGACGATTCCTTGGTCAGGCGAATGATTCCACTGATCAGTGGATCCATGCCCCTGGCCATGTTGCGCCAGAAGATGTCGGTGTTACCGAAGATGGAGGACAGGAAGCCCTGGTTGGAATTGCTGGCGACTGAGGTCAGTGCGCTCTTTAGCGCGGCGTTGATTCCGCTTGCGGTACGGCGGATTCCGATCGAAAGTCCTGGAATTGCCTTGGTGCCAAGGTCGGTAATCTGCTTGTCAAGACCCTCCGCGAGGCTGTCCTGTGCACCCTGCTGAAGCTCCTGCCACGCGCCCGACAATCCATGGATCGCTTGTACGGTCGCGCGCATGTTTGGCGATAGCTTCCCAAGGGCCTTGTCGACCTCAGTAATCTTCGAGGCGCTGAGAGCCTCTGTGTTCTTCGCGATCTGGTCTAGGGCATCCAGTACCCGATCAGCGCCTTCTACGCCCTGAGCGTTCGCGTCAGCGGCATCCTGCGCGGTCCTCTGGGCCTTGGTCTGTACCTCCTGGAGGTGGTCCAGTGCCTGCAGGTACGAAAGCTGGTCACGCTTCAACTCAGTGAGCGAGCGCTGACCACCCGCACGGATGCGGTCAGCCGCTTCCTGTACGGACAGAACGGCATCCGCGACATTCAGAGACGAGCGTCGGTTCTCCGCATTCAGATCCTGAATTTCACGGACCGTGTCACGGATTGCCATACCGTATGAGCGGTAGGAACTCTCAACACTACGGTTGGCGGTTGCGATCTCACGGGCGCGCGAGGCGGCATCCTTTGAGTCTGAGGAGTACGCCTTGAAAGCAGCACCTACACCGTTAAGGCCAACAGCTAGGGCACCGACCGACGCCAGAGCTCCTCCGACAAGACCAGGAAGAGCGAAGGCACTCTTGGCCAACGCGTCTAGGCCCGACGCAGCGCTACCAGCCGCATACGCGAGAGCTGGTAGGGCGTCGAGCCCAATTACCTTGACATTTAGGCGAAGTGCCTTGGAAAGAGAGTTCCGCTTGAAAATGTGCTCGACCTGAGATAGGTCGCGACGGAACGTCTGAAGATCTGCCCGAACCGGGATAGTGACCGCATCATGCTCCTGGCGCTGACGCCAGGCCTGGACCTGCGCCTCAGCCTTGGCAAGCTGCGGGTCGAATTCGATCTTAATGTGATCGAACTTCATCGCCTGGAGGCGGCGATCCGCCTCAGTCTTGAACCCACGCAGAGTAGGGACAATGCGGATTGCGGCCTCACCCACTAGGGTGGCAGCCATTTAGTCTCCTGGACTATTGACGCTGTGTCCGTTCGCGATTGCGCTGTTGCGCGCGCTCGACAGCGTTCTGGGTTTTGATCAACTTCCGCTGGAGACGCAATTCGAGGCCGGGAATGACGGGACTTGGTAGCGACTTGCCGATCTGCACCTCAACGAGGCGCTTCAACCACACAATGTCTTCGGTGTGCCCGAAGATGCGTACCTTTGATGGACCGTCATCGCTGTCCTTCCGAGACCCCATCCATTCGATAGTTTCCGGGTCGTTGAGAACAGCCTCATTGGTCAGAGTGCCCTGGATATTCATCAGGGTGTCAAAGAAACCGAGTAGCTCATCAATGGGCCGCTTGCGTCGCCATCGGCCATCGCCAACCGGCTCCCACTGGAAGTACTCGTAGGCAGAGAAATGAAGAATGTGCTGGCAGTCCCAGCAGATCGCAGACCAGTAACGGTCAACGATCGTGATTAGCCTTTTAGGCCGTCATCACCGGGGGCCCCGAAGAAGTGCTTCAGGTAGAGAGTGTTGAAGTTTTCCCACACGTGCTTTGGCAGCGGGTCGAACAGCTCATGCACGGCGTCATACTGATCACCGAACAAGGCGCGCTCACCGGCCTCAATCGTTGGGGCGGAACGCCACTCGTTCACCTGCGCCTGAGTCGGCTCAAGGAACTTCAGTCCCTGGAACTCCAGCGAAGGGATCGCGTTCTCCGTCTGGAGCTTCTCCCAGACGGAATCAACGTTCTTTGCAGTAGCCACTTGATCTGCTCCTATCGAAAGTGGTTGTTACAGAGGTATTCCCCAGCCCCACGGGTTCACCGCAGGGCCGGGGAAAGTCAGGAAAGAGTCAGGGTCAGCTGACGGTGATCGACACGGTCGAGGTCTTGCCCTGGTAAGTCGCGGTGATAGTCGCGCTACCGGTAGCTACACCAGTCACCTTGCCCTGCTTATCAACCGAAGCCTTGGTAGGTGCCGAGCTGACGTACTTGGCGATCGGGGTGTAATTGATCCCGTTGTCGCCGGTTACGGTGATCTGCGAGTTCCCAGCTACGGCCACGGTCGCGGTCGAAGGCGTCGCGGTAATGGAGACCACTGGCGCCACGAAGCCGGTCTTGTCGACCAGTCGCAGCCATCCCGGTCCACACCAACCCTGAAGTACCGAGAAGCCCATCTCCCTGTCGCGGAAGGCCTGGAACGTCATCTTGTAGGTGACGGCTCCATCGTCCTTGCTGTCCTGGTTGTCAACCTTGACCAGCTTGGTGCGCGGCATGATGTAGTAGGCGAAGAGATCCTCGCCGTTCACGTCGTCGCTTGCGACCAGGTACGCACGGTAGAAGATGTTGCGAGGCAGCGTAGGAGCCTTCAGCGTCACGCCACCACCGGGCGAGACAGTCAGGTTGTCGCTACCGAAGACAGTCCCCCAGAACTTCTCCAGGACAACCTTCTTGGTCTCCAGGAACTCGGCCTCGAACTGAACCGTACGCTTCGAGATGATGGTGCGCGCAGGCTCTGCGTCACCGTAGGACTCGATGTCAGTCGAGTCGATGTTGTGGGTGATCGAGACACCGGCCTTCTTCTCGATCATGCCCGCCGACTCAGCGGTCGCGGGCACGTCAAGATCGCCAGTAACTAGATCCTCGAGAGTCGCGACAGCAGGGTTGTCCATGTCGTCGAACAGGATCGCGAAGTGCATGTTTGCACGAATGAGATCGTTGTTCGCGTCGCGAATAGTCTCAAAATCAGCCATGGGCTACGAATGTCCTTATTAGGGAAGCGATTTGATGATCTGCCGGTAGTTCGGCAGCCCTTCGGGCTCGCGGAGCGAGATCTTGAAGGAGATGGGGATGAACTTCTCGTCCACGTACTGCTCGGGTACGAGCTGCGGGCCGAGCCACTCCTCCGACTTGCGGATAGTGGATGTCTCGCCATCTGGCAGGGTGATCGGAAGGCCGGTCACCACTTCGTCATCCATCATTCGACGGATGAAACGGGTTAGTTTCCAAGACTCTTTGCGAGTCGGTGTAATCGCGGCAATCTGGATTACTGCCTGATCCATTCGAAGCGAAGGATCAAACCGTCCAGGCTGTCGCCATACCCGCAGAGTGGGCTGCGTACCACCAACTTCCTCACCTGGAGTCAGTTCGTACCAACCTGGCGGAAGCCAGGTACATACGTGAACCTTGTCTCCAAGGAGCCGCGAAAAGTAGCTCATAACAAGCTCTTCCGCGTCGGTATCTCCGTCCTCGTACCAGTTAGGAAGTTCCAACATGGTCATAGAGGCGGCAATTCTGCGTAGAGGGCTGAGCGAAGCGCTCCCGAACCCTGGTAAACGGATCCGTGCTGGCCCTCGGTTGGGTTCTTGCGTCCCATCTCATCTGCGAGCGCGTACTGCACTCCAACAGTGATCTGGCCGATCCAACGGTCAGTCTTGTATCCACCGATAAACACCTCGGCAGAAACGGCATTCGACATGGCCCCCGGGTGACGATCGCTCGTCTGCTTGGGGCGTGCCTCAAGGCTGGTCACGTAATTCACAGCGACCTTGGTGGTGTATTCACCGGTCAGCGCGTGAAGTCGCGTCCCTACAAGGATTTCCGCTAGTGCAGGGTTTGGATCCTTGTAGAAGTAGGCCAATCCACCCTCGGCGTGCCGATGGAGCGGATAGCCTGTATCTGAGTCAGTTGATGGTGGCATCGACAGTCACCCAATGAAATTCGGGTGGGGTACCAGACATCAGTTGCGGGTAGTCCCACATGCCCTTCGAGGTGACCTTGTACTTCACCCCGTTGATAACCAGTCGATCTCCGAACTGCACCTTGATCGTGTTCTTGTTCGGAATACCGATCTGGCCAGTGGTATTCGAGGACTCTTGGCGATCGATCTGCGAGTAGGGCGCTTGCCCACCCATGATCAGTCCGTAGACAGTTCCGATAGAGCCGTCATTGCCCTCAAGGCGGGTGACGTTGCCGTCTGCGTCGATTGGGTCACCGTGTGCGTCGCGACTATGGACTGCTCGGTAGACCTTCCCCGATAGTGAGCCGCGCCTAATCACAGGTGCTCGCTCTCCAACCAGCCCGGGTCCCAGGGATTGAAATACGGAAGTGGCTTGTCAAAGCCCAAGATCCGCACATACCCGAGGACGAAGTCCATGTCGTCGCGGTATGTGGACTGGGTCCACAGGGAGCCACTAGGGCGGAACTTCTTAAGGAATCGCTCCTCGGCATCAGTGAAGAAACCGAGGGGGTAAGCCAGCCGGTCGTACGAAGCAGACTCAGGGCCCTTTACCTCATAGGTAATGTGCCTTGGGTTTTCGAACTCCCTGCGCGATCCGGCTAGGACAATGCCACGAACCGTGACCGGGATCGCGGGATCATCGCGGTCAGCCCAGAGCTTCCCCGAAATGCTTCGGGCCCACCCGGAGGCCACGCGGAGGATGAACTCCGCGCGAGCCTTGTCATCATCATCAAAGATGACGCCCATCCAGGTAGCGAGCTCTGCAGTGGTGGCAAGCTGGTCTGAGCTGTCAGCCATCTTGCCTCCCGATCAGGCGACGGTGATGGTGTAGTTGTCCGTAACCGAACCGATAGTCGCGGTGATCTTGGCGGTACCTGCGGCAACACCAGTCACGACACCGTCTGCGTTGACGGTGGCCTTGGCTGGGGTGTCCGAAGTCCACGTAACCAGGGAGTCACCCGCACGGTTGTCGAGGTTGGAGTCGATTACCGACAGTGCGCGAGTCGCGCCAACGGCCACGTTCCCCTTGTTGCCAATGGCAAGCGAAGTGGTGGCGAGCTGGATGCGAGCAGCGCGGACGAAGCCGGGATCTGGATCCACCACGGCCTTGTACCCGGCCCAGGTGTCAACCAGCGAGCGGTCAGTGGTGATCTGCGAGTCGTAGTCACCCAGCCAGCGCAGGCCGATTCCGTTGTCCGAGCCAACAGTTGACACTGCGACGTTGTTGGAGAACGGCTTACCTGGCGCGCGGGTTACCAGCACGAAGGCAGTTGGGTGGAACAGGAAGGCTGCGCCGTGAGGAATGGTGTCCACCACGACCACGTCGTATCCGGCCAGGCGACCGATACGCGCGTTGGTCAGACGGTCGGCACCAGCCTGTCCAGCCGAGTCGTAGCGTACGAAGCGGTCATCAAGAAGCAGTGCCTCTTCGACAGCCGATCCGACCAGCAGAACGCGTCCCTCACGTGGAACGTGAGCGTCATTCAGCTGACGACGGGCATGGATGACCGCGTTGTAGATCGCGTCCACGGCAGCGGTGTGGACCTGCTGATATGGAGCATCAACGATCGTGGTCGCGACACCAGCCTCGAGCTTCTCGCTGACGGAGCGGACCTGGCGCGGAAGAACGTCAACGCCGAAGCTGCGAACGTCGAGCTCGCGCTCCTCGTCGGTCAGGGCGATCAGGTTGTACACCACATCGGTCAGACGGACATCGACCGAAGTCTCAGTCAGGTCGCTGACCTGCATAAGACGGTCCTGCCCAGTCGCACGAAGCTGGCGAGTGTGGGCGATGGTCGGCTGCGGAATGCGGATGGTGATCGTGTCGTTGTACTTGCCACTGAAATCACCCAGCCCGTCCTTCCACACGAAGTGTGGGAGAACGAGTTCCGACTGCAGCATGCCGAGGATCGTGTTAATGATCACGGTCGGCTTCAGGAATGCGTTAGCCATAAGCTACGAAATGTCCTTGGATTAAAGGGAAACCGGATTAGCGACGGGTGTTAAGCCCACCGCGTGCGCGGTCCTGCTGAATCTGCTCGAGGATCGATGCGGTCACCGCCTCGTCCGAGTCCTCACTGGACCCGCCGCCACCACTCTGACCCTTACGGGGTCCATCGCCCTGCGCCGCAGGATCTTTCGGAGCCTTCTGCGCTGGCGTCTTCTTGGTGTTTGACCCGCCCTCACTCAGGACGTCGAGTAGTTCTTGTGCATCGGCACGCATCGCGTCTTCGTCATCTCCCGAGATACGGGAGGCGAACCGGGCAGGAAGCCCAATCTCTTCTGCGATGTCGCGGGCGAGATTAACTCGCTCGGTCGAGGCCTTGTAATCACGGAGCTGCTGTAGCTCGGTTGCCAGAGTTGCCTTCTCGGCTTCCCAACGCTGAGCGTCAGTCTGAGTGGAGGCTTCCAGTGGCTTAAGGCGCTCGACCTCTGCCTTTAGTGTATCACGCTCTTGGACAAGGGGATCGAGCTTGGACTTCTGCATACGTGCAAGACGGTCCGTGACCAGCTTGTTTCCCCAATCAGTGGCCGCTTCCTTGCTATCGAAAGTCCACCAACTGTTTGCTGCGGGAGGAGCGAGTTCCCCTGCATCTACGCCAGATTCGTCGCCTGCCCCAGCGCCTTCTCCAGTATCCTCGGACCCGCCCATGATGGGCCAGATTGGGCCTCGCGAGGTGAAACCAATAGCCTGAAGGCCGGTGGTTGGATGAATGGGCATCAGTGAGTCACTCACTGTGTTCTCTTCTCTCCGAACTGTTCTCGGTCGTTCGTGAAACCGTCCTGGCGCTATGAAGCCAGTTGCGAAAGGCGCGCATTCGCCCACTCCACCTGCGGGGAGTTTCGGCTAAAGCCATCGCCTAGAAGGGCACTAATGCGGCCCTCGAGCTCATTTCGCACTACATCCAGATCTGGTGCAGCGCGCTTAAATGGGGTGTACTGCTCGCGGAACTTCGCGGCCTGATCCTTGTTGGACAGCCAGTACCATTCCCGGGAAACCTTGTCCCACTGATCGAAATAGAACTGGGCCTCTTCGTCTCGGATTGCTTCGTGCTTCTGCCCGAAAGACTTCTCGCGCGCGTACACGGGGCGCAACTGGCAACGACAGTGGTTGTGCACCTTCGCGACATTCGAGAAACCCTCTGGGAGCTCTGGTCCGTCCTTGGGGGCGATAAAGTCCTTGTCGGACTTAGTAAGAGAACCATTCCAAGGATTGACACGACTTCCCGTGTTGAACGACCCTTTACGGAATACCGCTCCCCTGCTTGCCAATAGAGCGCAGAACCAGCACGGGTTGCCATCGGTGACACGCGCGTATCCGACGATCTTCCGATCCGTATAGACGACGTTTCCAGTCACATTGCGACCACCATTCATCGCCTGGCGGATCGCAGCACCCGAGGAGTTCGACAGACCGCTGTACATCAGATCCTGTTCAGGACCGGGCATTGCAGCCTTGATCTCGTAGTTCCCGTTCACTACTAGTGAGACGGCAGCGTCCTTCTCAGGGAAGGGGTCGAACTGGACTACCTGCTGCTCATCAAGCGGGATGCTGGGGATTAGTACGTCCGAGAAATGCCATGACGCAACATTCTTCGGAAGCTCAACGTTCGGTACATCCATCGGTAGAGGATTGGAGGTCACAAGCGTGGCATTGCGTACATCGCTTGTGAACACCGCTGCAGCCCTCTGGGACTGGAGGTATGCGGTCTTCACCAGGGGAAGCGCCGAACTGACCCATAGAGGGGTGGTCCTGTCGAGCTCATCGAAACGCTGGATCAACCAGATCGGGTACAACTTCAGCGCCAGGTCAGCAGCGATAGCGTCCTGGTCCTCGCTGTGCTGGACAGACCGGTAGGCGATGTACGCCTCGAGGGCCTTCAGACCCGCGTTCCCCTGCTCCTGGGTCGCGGTCACTTAGTGGCCATTCCCCGCGAGACGCCAGTCTTGTTGTCCAGCGGCCTCTGGTTGGTCGGGTTATTGGGCCCGCCACCACCAGGGCCACCAGGGGTCGGTGCCACAGGAGGCGGTTCAGGCTTGCCGGTCTTGGAGTCCACACCCACCGAAGTGGTGGAGACACCCACAACCTCACGCAGGTACGTGGTGAGCGGATCGTCGTCGAGTGCCTTCTTCTCCCAGGCCTCGACCTCAGTCTGCTCAACACCAGGGATGCGGTGCCAAGCTGCGATCTTCGGAACGCCAAGCTGCGAGCAGATCTTGCCCCAAGCGTCAGCGAACTGAGCCAGCGAGCGGACCTCAACGTCCTGCCAATGAACACGCGCGAAGAAGTCTGACGCATCGTCCTCACGGCCCTCGATCAGCGCCGCGAGACGAAGAACCTGAGCATGCGACTCACCCATAACGGTCTGCTTCTCAAACAGGCGCTGGTAAGTCTGCTTACGCGCGCCATCAAGCGCGTCTGCGGCCACATTCACGACCTGGCCGAGCAAGTTTGGTGGCAGCTGCATGACAGCTGCAAAAGTCTCTAGATCTGCCTTGTAGGCGGCAATGAAGCCGTCCATGGAGGTCTCGTCAAGAGTGCCGAACCTTGCCTGAGCCTCCGAGGAGATCAGGATGTCCTCATGGCCGACACGGATCTTGGTCTCTTCGACCTCAGCTGACGTGTCTGGCTGCTCTAGGCCGGTGGCCCAACGAACCTTGAAGCTGTTGAAGTGCTGAACCAGTAGTCGGTCGAACACGGTCTTGTCGATGCGGGCCGCGAGATCGATAACCGACTCCACGTCACCCCAGCAGCGACCTCGAAGGTCGATCTGATTGACGTAGCGGACGAATGGGGCCTTGCCGTACTTCGTGCTCTCCAGCTCACCAGCGGTGAACTTGCCCTTGTCGAATGTCAGTGGGTAGTAGTCACCATTAGGGAGCCACCAGCGGTACTTACCCTTTTGAGGCAGCTTCTCCAGGACGAACTGTGGGTACTCGTCGGCGTACGGGTCGTCATAGAGCGCGAAGCAATCCATTGGATCGACAGCACGCATGATCGCCATGACGTCTTCGTTCTCGTCAGAGCCCTCGGTCACACGCACATAGGCGTAGCCGTAGGTCATGACAGCACGGTTCAGCGAGATCTGCTGTGCGGTCATCTTGTTGCGAACCCAGGACTTCCAGCCCTCGGAGTTCTCGGTCTCGCCTTCCTTGCGATAGCCGTCCACGATCATCTGCTGCGCGAAGGTGGAGATCATCACCGGGATCCACGGAGTGCGGGCCATGCGCTGCAGCACCGCGCGCTCAGTGTTCCGCTTCAGTGGACGAACAGACGGCTGCTTACCGGCACCCCAGCACTCGAGGTGCGCCAAGCGCCCTCGCTCGAGATCGAATGCCGGAAACACCTTCTTCGTGATGAAGGTTTCCAGGGCCTTACCCGAAAGGCTCGGGTCGGGGAGATCAACTGGCGCAGGGTGGTATTCGGGTGCGTAGATGTCCGACTGGTAGTAGACGTCTCTCTGGTAGGCGGTCACCAAAGTCCTCCCCCACGAGGCTTACCCTCGTAGTGCTTCTTCTCGACAATCGCCTTGGAACGCAACATGTTCAGCCCCCATAGGGCGTAGGAGATGGCGCAGACTCCGGTGATGTCGACAGTGGTATCGGCGCGGGACCAGCCCCAGCCGTTGTATTCGCCTTCGTCAATGGCGTTGCTGACCTTGCCGCCGAGGTTGTACCTACGGGCCCCGGCCAGGCCGACAGTGATGGTTGGATCACCCAAGTGGATAAGTGAACCGTCTTCGACGGAGTCATAGAAGAACCCCGTAGCGGCAATAATCTCCTTGGTGCCGAACGGAATTACTTCAATGCCGAGGGCCTCAAGCTCTGGAATCAACGCACCAGCGCGAGCACCGGACTGGATGCAAACCGCAATTGGCACTGGCGAATTCCGCGCCTTGTAGATCTGGTCAATCGCATCGACACACCAGGAGATGCCGCGCTCACTGGACTCGACCTCAACCTGCTTCTTACCGTCAGCGGTGTATCCGGCGAGGCCAATCGTGGCATTAGAGCGATCAGGGGCAGCATCGACAGCGAGGACGATGCGCGAGGTGATCTGGGAGACGCCCAGATTCGCGTGCTCGGAGTGGACCAAACCGGCACAGCGACAACGGGACTTCCAGATCTCAGCGTCAATAGGAGACTTGATCGAGTTGTCGTGCCACAAACCGAGGCGCTCGCGCGCGAACTTCTTGTCGTCCATCGAGCCGCGCTCAACGTTCGCAATCCATTCCTCGGTGAGGCGGATTCCCAACGCGGGGTTCGACTTATACCACTGCTCAACATCATCGAGCTTGCATCCAGCGTCTGCGCACCATTCAAAGAGAGCGATACGCGGGTGGTGATCCAGACCTCGTTCGCGGGCCTTGATGAGAACTGCCGAGTCCTCGTTGCCCGTGGAAGAGGTATAGATGACCTGCGGGTTCTTACGCGCCGACAAGGCAGGGATCAGGGCCGCGACCATGTCAGGATCGAGGTCGTATGCCTCATCCAGAACAACTAGATCGCCTGAGAATCCACGTCCCTGTCCGGTTCCGCGAGCCTTGTATAGAAGGCGTGCACCGCTTTTCAGGATGATGCCGACTTTGCCGTTTGCTGACGGCTTGGAACGAACGTACTTATCGAGCGCTGGGCAGGCCTCAATCAGGTCGACCATGCGCAGATACGACTCATAGGCCGTATCAAAAAGGTGGGCTGTATGGATGATCAGCCGTGTTCCGAACAGGAACAAATGGACGATCTCCAGTGCTTCGGTGATCGCCGTCTTGCCATTTTGTCGCGGAATGAGCAAAACCGCTTCTAGCGCAGCCCATTTGCGAGTCTCATTCTCGCCAAGAAGGTCACGGAGAATCAGCTGCTGCCACGGATCCAGGTGGTATCCAATAGCATCCAGGAATGCGATAGCTTTGTCGCCGCGTGATCGAACATACTTTGGAACCCAGTAGTTGGGTGGAATCTGATCACCAATGCGGACTTCACCAGTTGCAACCACTGAGGGCCCAACCGTCCTTGTCTACATACTCAGTCCGGTAAAGCGAACTCCGCCATCATCTTTGCGATGGGGTCGTCCTCTTCTCCCGAATTAGCCTCGGAATTTCCGAGTTTCAGTTGCGCCAAGAGCTGGCGCAGGGCAAGCCGCTGTTGGCGGATCTCACCGAGGAGGGGGTTCACGACAATCTTGATCTCGACAGCGTCTGGCGCTGTGTATTCAGCATCTTCAGCTAGACGGATCCACTCCGAAGAGCCGGAAGCTAGCGCCCCGCTGAGTCTTTCAATGATGTCAACGGTTCGGCACGCTTCACCGAGAAGGATGTAACCGGCTGGATCTAGAGTCGTTCCAGCAGTAACGCCATCCCATAGATGCTTACCCCAGTCTTTGAGCCCCTTGGGCGGCTGCGGTTCGGGCATCGCGAATCTTCCTGTACCAGGACCAATGTGCGTCCTGTGCGTACTCCCAGGCCTTGATATAGGTGCGCAAGCGGTAGTTGGGCTGACGGTTGCCGTCCGCGCAAAGGGCTGCGTCCTCTGCCTGTAGTTCGAGGTAGTGATTTAGCTCGGCTACGTCGTTGCGAATGAGTTCGCGTACGTCATCAAGCGATAGAGCGCTCCATAAAGGCTTTGTTGCCTTGTCATTGAAGCCAATTGACGGAGCGATCACGAGCTGTACCTCCTGTTACCAGTGTATCAGCAAACTTAGTAGGTAAGCCTTTCGCTACCCACATGAACCACCAAGGCGTTCATATGCTTTAAGCACACGAGGGAAGGGATTGTGATGTTGAAGCCTGTGAAACGGCTCAAGAAGCGCCACCGGAGATACGTCTGGGTGGACCGCGAAGGCACTGTGTGGGTGTACCTGAAGTCCGAGAGGAATTGGTGCACGCTCACCTGGGTTGATGGCTTCCCAGAGCTTCTGTCCACCATTGACGACGACGGCTGGCCAGATGGACCGTTTTACGCGGTACCGGTGTTCTCATGAGCGCACAAGTGCACCTACTCGTCAAGTACGTCGGGGGTAAACCATCATTGGCACTTGGCAATTCAGGAAACAGCCGTTCATACACAAAAAAGGGCGTAGCTAAGAACTACGCCGAATCTGCTGGAGGAGACATCCGCATTCTCACGGTGACAATCCCCGATGAGGGTGTGGTTGGTGAAGGCTTGTGGCCCGAGCTTCTCCCCCAAGTTGCGGTGAGCTGGTCATGACCAGCACTGTTGTTCATTCAGACCAGCCAGTGCCGCCATTCGGTTGGGACTGGCGCGTTACCAGCGCGGGCCCGCACTTACTGGATGTGGCCCTGATGGATGGCGAAGACGTTGTCCTAAAGAAGGAGGTCGACATCCTCATGGTACAAACCGAAGGGGAACTTCTCGACCTTGTGCACAGCAGAATGGCCCTAATTCGCTCAGAGGCAATTGCAGCATGCTCCATGTCCCACTGGCTTAAGAAGAACTGGGGCATCGAATGCTGAAGTGGATTAACGGCTCCAAGGAAAATCCCGGGTACAGCGTGTACTACGCGGTGCCTGAGCGCGACGAGAACGTCCTCTACGTCATCCGGCAGAAGAGGAAGACGCTGGACTTCACCCCGAGGTTCTGGCGCGCGTTCGTACGGACCTCGAAGAACGAAACGCTGCGGGTTGTCTATGCAGCTGAGACCCGAAGCGAATGCAAGGCATACATCCAGGACATGGAGAACACACTCAATGCCACAAATGGATAAGCGGGCCAAGGAAGTTGTCCTCCGCACCGCGATAACCAACCTCGAGATCCAGCGTGCTTCTATCGCAAGGCTTCTTACCGGCAAGCGTGGTGATGGTCGACTGAACTGTGCGCTGGAGAAGATGCAGGCCGCTGAGGACGCGATGCGCGAGTGGGCCGCGAAGAACGATGTCCCCATCCGACCGATGAAGACTTAGATAGGAGTGACATGACGATCAAAATCAACTGCACGCTGGTGATTCCACGGGAATGCACCTTCGAGGTCTCTGAACGCGAACTAGATGTGATGGTGGCCCGAGGTGTTGATGTGACTGACGATGATGATGTCGCGGATTGGTACCGCGCGCACCTCGATCAAGAGGTCGATGGTGTGTGGTTCCGTGATCTCCCTCGGATTGCCGATGACCACTGGCATAGCGCCGACCGCCCCGAAGTTGAGGACTGGTGGGCCGAAGGTGAAGCTCCTGAACGCTTCTGGCCGGATCAAGCGGAGTAGCAATGAGAGACTGCCCCTTCTGTCCACGTAATTGGCCAAACCTGAATCATGCCGTTGAACCGGGCCATTACGGCGGTGGCGCGATCATCCATCCACTCGACCCGGTCACTGAAGGACATGTCCTAGTTATCAGTGGGTCGCATGACCAAGATGTTTCCGCCAACCCCTACGGGGCGCAGCATTTGATGGGCGTGGCCGCGCGGTATGTCAGAGACACAGGTATCCAGGCCAACATCATCACCAGCATCGGCCCGGATGCCACACAGACCGTGTTCCACACCCACCTACATGTGGTGCCTAGACGGTTAAACGATGACCTACCACTCCCCTGGACTCCCCAGCAGATGGAACGTGAACGGTGGCGACGCGCATTGGAGGAACTACGACTCTGAGAGAGCTTCCAAGCCTCTTGGAGGCTGAACGTGCCTTGGAGTTCCTAGGGTGGTGCTACGAGGGTGGTCACGATACCGCTCTGGACATATACCGCCAGAGATACGGGGACACAACTAATTTCGCAGTTGACTCGCCTGACGAAGGGCATCTCAACGCAATGTCCTATCTAGTCGATGCCCTCAAGGAGCTAGAGCGATGAGCTGGTCAATCGGTAAATACAAGAACACCCTGCGGATGAGTGACAAAGTGGCACAACGACTCATCGCAGAGGCGAAAGAGAATGGCCAGAGTCTGTATTACAGCGACGAAGACGGGCTATCCCTGGATCCTGACGCTATGGAGTGGATGGACTTCTTCTGGGACGACTGGGCCATTGCCGCGTTGAACGACCCATCCGTGAACGGGGATGTCGTATTCCTCTGCGCAGATGGTGATCAGGCAGGTCAGATCTGGGGTTATCGGTTCACGGCTGGCCACATGGTCAAACTGTCTGCGGATGTGCACCTCACGGAGACGGAATGAGTAAGGCGCGAGGGATTATCGCGGGTGCCGTTGTTCAGAGCCTTCGCGACAACGGTTGGTACATCGAAGATGCGGATGGGAGCTATCCATACCACCGGGTCGCGCATGCCCTTGCCGCTGATATCGACAAGGCCCTTGGAGGGCTCGAGCGGTATCACCGAGCGTGGCAGCGCAGAAGTGAATGGCCTACTCTCGAGCACGCCGCTGCAGATCGCCTCAAGGGCGTAAATAAGCTGCACGAGAACAATATCTACAGCTACTGGAGATCGCGCAGCGAGATCACAGTGGTGTCCGAATGAGTGACAGACCTTCTCAGGTCCATAGCTGCCCAGCACAGAAGGATGGTGAAGGCTGCACTTGCTACAAGTGCCCTACGTGTGGAGACCGGCTTGAGATGCACTGCCCTACAAGGGGATGTCGCGTGATCGTTGAGCTGAGGGGCGGCGACGACGGGGCGAATCGGCTGTGCGGATGTGATGCGCATTGAGCGGCGCGACCGAGCGGGACATGTTGGATCTCTTACTGTCTCGGTACACGTCTATCCGACAGGGCACCATCGCAGATAGATGGGTGCGGGCTGAGCATGTTCCTTCTGCACTGGGATACGAGCAGAAGCGCATCGCGGACTTCATCGCCGCTGACAAATACCCCGGCAGCCCCTATGGGAGTGGCCTCGCGCTTCACGGCCATGAGGTGAAGGTTTCACGTTCGGATTGGCTTGCAGAACTGCGCGATCCCTCAAAGGCTGAAGCATTCAAGCCGTATATGCACCACTGGTGGTTGGTGGTGCCGGATAGCTCCATTGTGAAGCCGACCGAGCTACCAGATGGCTGGGGCCTGCTTGCGAGGTCGGGGAATGTGTTGCGCGCCAAGGTGAAGGCTCCACGACTTTCGCCCGAACCACTACCGATGGATCTAGCCATCTCCATGATGGCTTCAGCCGCTCGGACCGCACACCGTGACCCACTTCGTAGGGACTCCCCAATCGCCTACGTGAAGTCCTGGACACCACGCTGCGGGTTCTGCGGGGACACCGCGCCTTGCTCGATTCATCAGCCTCGAATGGCGGCAAAGGAACTGGCCGCGACAAGGTAGAGCGGCTGGACGGGTAAGGACACAAATCGGGGGTGAATTATGTATTGCCGCCCAGCCGCAGTTCGATCGTACAGCTAGCTAGACTTCATCCTCACTCGGTTCAGACCCGACGCTTTTCGGCCTTCTTCGCCACCTTGCCGTCTACCTCAACGTCGTACCGGAGGTCGTCACCTTCGATATGCGTCGTGATACCAACCATTTTCAGATCTGACCCGTCGTCCATACGCGCCCAGCAGGTCTGTTCCGCACCCACCTTCGCCGGTAGGTCGCCATCGCACTTGACCGAGTGGGTCTGTACATCCCAATCCGCCAGAACCTCTTCGACTCCCTGTTCCAGGTCGTGCTTGGCCATAGCGCGACCAGAGCCGGTAGACGCGTGGAAGTTGCAGCTGCAAGCGAGAGCTACCGTCGCGGCCAAAATGGCGACACCGCGAAAGCGCTTCATGGCTGAACCGAGATCGATTTTACGAATGACGTGAATTCCGTTCTTGTGATGGTGTGCTGGTAAAATGGTGTATCGAGCACTAATTCTAGTAGATAGCTGCCGTCCGTGGAAGGTACTGCCATCGAAAGGTAGGTCTTTCGGAGCAAAGCCTGGACGCCGTCAGTCGTGTACTCCACGTCCATACCATAGGTACCCATGGCGATGTGTTCCGACCGGGTGACAGTCAGCTCCGTAGTGCCCTTTCTCCAAACCGCGACCAGATCCTCAGCAAGCTGCTCCAGATCCGCTGTGGCGCTTACGATCCGCTCAAGAACGGTGATGGTCGACGCGCGCTCGCTGTAACGCTCCGCGTCTCGCACCCACACTGCAGTGGCCCCGCCTTCACCAGCCTCGTACGGCGAGATGGGCGACCATCCAGGCGGGGGAGCCCCGTCAAACCTCATTTGGATAGCCACTGCCACATGTCGTCCAGATGTTCTTTCACCTCGCTCGGGTCCACCACGATCTCCATGTGGTTCTTTCCGCCGAGGCCGAAGGCCAGACCTGCGTTCCAGCCAAGAGCCCACTTACCATCGTCGGTCTTGCCGAAATGTCCACCAAGCCCGCCCCCGGCCCCTGCGTACCCGGTGACATCGTCCTTGAAATGTATGCCCCACGCGTTAGCGTCAACACTCTTCTTCTCGGAGTAGCCCGCAAACACATCGCCGCCGCCTTGGATGCCTCCGTTTTCTTCGACATTGAGCGTGGTATCTGTGTGGGCACTAACCCCGAGTTTGTTCTCCGAGGAAACTATGAGGTCAACGGGTCCTGCCTTAGAGCGCCATTCCGCGTCGTTTGAGAACAGGTTTGCTTCGCCGCCGAGCTCGCCTTTCATAGCCTTTTCGTAGGCTTCTAGACCGGCCTGCCCTTCAATATTGGGACCGCGCGCTCCCCAACGGAAGTCAACGTCTCGACCACCGATATTGATGCGACCGTATTTACCTTCGGCCCATCCTCGTTGCTGGCTGCCCTCTTTCTCATCGCCCCAAAGTTTCGGCCCCTTGGGGTCCGCGACCTTGAGTGGGTTGCCACCCTGGCGAGTGATCGCGTTGGGGTCTTTGTAGATCCCCGAGTTGGGAGCCCCGTGCTTGTCGTCGTGCTCTTTAAGGGTCTGCTTCGGGAGCGGAAAGTCTTCATCACCCGTAGGGGCAAATCCCTTGCCAGCAGCGGCTATCTGCACCTTCGCAGCGCCGTGAATGCGCGGAGGCTGCCGCCACTTAGGCAGCGGGTCGATCGATTGCCCGGTCGCGTACTGCATGACTCGCGAGAAGTCCTGGTCGACAATGCCAAGAGCTTGCTCAGCGGTTTTCATCCGGGACTGCAAGAGGGTGTATTTCTCTTGAATCTTCTTGATCTCGGCTGCGTCCTTCTCGGGATCGAGATGGCTCGTATTCGGCGGGTAGACCTGATTAGTATCCAGGTCGACCAATATCTTCGGATCTTCCTCCGAGAACTGCACAATGTTCCGAATGCCCTTCTCAACGTCTAAAGAGGCCGAGTGGACCTTGTAGGCGTGTGAGATCAATTCCCTTGCGGCTTCGGAATCCATGTCTAAGGTCTGGTGCCCAGCACGCAACGCGTTCCTCGCCGCGTTACCGCTTAGCCCCTCCCATGTGGAAATCTGACTCAGGTCTTTAATACTTTGGCTGAGTGTTTTGTCGGACTGATAGCTCTTTAGGCCCATGTCTATGAACTCTTGGATGAACTCAGGCCATTTGAGCCCATCCGATAGCGGAATCACGAACTACCTACCGGCTGCTACGAAAGTTGGCAACGCCCTGCTCTTCCACAGCCATAAATTCATGTGACGCTACCTCGTGTGCATCGCAGTCACCGTTGAACGCCTCGTGTCGATCTGCGGTCTGCTTCTCCCAATGCCCCACCAGGTTGGCCATGGCCCGCCCGGACGCACCGGCACTGAAGCGACTGGCGATTGCTTGGATCGATTCGTGGACGTACTTCTTTTCTTGCCGCCACGTCTCGGCGTCGGTGCGTAGGACAGCAGCCGTCCGCTGTAGCTCCTCGAACGCCACGTGCAGTGGTTCGCTCATATTGACCCCTCCCACGACTGAGTGACTATCCTCACCTAGTTTGCGGGAAGGATAGCACTACAAGGGCAGTAGGGAAGCCTTGCGGGAGAGGGTCGTTACACGACATGCAGGCCGATGATCAAGATACTGTCGAATTTGTTATCTCTAAGTGCACGATACGAGACCTGGGATAGCGTGAGGCGTTATGAAGATCTTGATCGCAGCATGTGCCGCAGCCTTGGCATTTGCTCCCACTGCCGCAGCACAGCCAGATACGGCAGGCGATGAAGACTTCGCATCGATCATGGACTACTCCCGCATCAGCCGGATTGGCCCGACATACCTGTACTCCCGGCAGGCCAAGGAGATCTGCTACGAGTACAAGAACGGGTGGAGCACTTTGTCGGTCAGCAATGTCGTCGAAGTGAATCACCCTGAGTGGAACCGGGACACAGTAAGCCGCTTCATCAAGATCTCAATGGCTAGCTGGTGCCCTGAGCTCCTCTAAGTGGACCATCAACACAGCGACGAGGTACCCTCAGGGAATGATTGCATCGCCAATCGAAGTATTGATCGTCCGACAGGACGAGTCCTACCGAATAGATAAACTGCCCAACGACATTAAGCGTCTGAGCCACCTAGTTGGTGGTCATCTCCAGGCTAAGACCACCAAGACCGCTACCTTCTGGTTTAACAGCCATGGCAAGCGCGAGAAAATGCCAATCAACTACATGGCCACTTACCTGTGGTGGAAATTGGATCCGGCGTCTGAATCTCAGGACACAATCAACGGCCCTTGTGTCATCACTGGCCCAGCAAACGATTCGCTTGAGGCCACGGATATCTACCCAGATGTGCTAGACCTTCACGCGACTATGGAGCTCGTGCGCGAGGACGTTAAGCCCTAGCGCAAACCCAGCTCGTGAAGTAGGGCCACCTCGTCATTGAACGGGGTGGTCTTTTCTTTTCGCCGGGAGGCGACCACACACTCGCCCTTCGGGCCGACCGCGTAGCGCTGGTAGCGACGCACCGGAGTATCGAGCGGCTCACCAATGCGCCAGCGCCGGTAATGGGTCATGCACATATCTCGGACCACGGTCACACGGCCACAATCGCTGTCAGGCCCATGCGCACATCCACTCACGTACTCTCTCCTTATGACGACCGTCACGTATACCCGGGCGGCACAATCCTCCAGCAAGGAAATCGCTGGTCAGCAAGCCCTATGCCGTGATCTCTGCCAGCGGCGCGGTTGGGAAATCGCCACGGAGTACGTCGACAACGGATACGGAGCCTTCGCACACCGCCCTGCGTTCGAAGCCATGGTCAAGGCCATCGAATCCGGCCAGATCCAGCGGGTTGTTATAGACGCGGCTTACCGAATCTCACGGAGCCTGGCGGACATGAACGTATTCCTAGATCTCACAGAAACCCACGGCGTTGAAGTGGCTATCGCGCAGCAAGCCCTTAATGCTCGGTAG